TGACTGCCTTTCTCAAGACAAACCGGCAAGACCGACCGCCAGCCCGCCCGCGTTGCCTCCTGAAGCGAAGCGATTCTAAATTGTCAACGTACGGTCCGATTACACAAATTATGACGATTATGCAGGTTACAATGAGTGTACGAAAAAACCGCACAACCCGGCTTGTGCGGATTGTGCGGACCACGCGGACCGTTTGGATCATGCGGGTTACCGCATGAAAACCGTGAAAAGTATGACGACCGCCACAGGCGCCGCCACCAGAACCATCGGAATAACCGTCACAACTTGTTGCACACCTGAAAAGTCCATGATATCCCTCCCCTTACAGTAGAATTCGACCCAATTGCGTAGATACTCTATCCAGCCATTCCAGGACAGCCAGAGTTTTCGGCCCGAGCGGTACAACCGGGTGTTCCGGTTTCTCTTGCGGCAACCAAGCGCCCGATTGAAAGTATCGCTTGTTCTGGTCACAAAGTTCTGCGAATTCCGAATTCTTCATGATGCCCTCCAATTTTGAACCCTTGTCCCTTCCCTCACTATATAAAGTCTATCCCCAAATACGAAAAAGTCAAGTTTTTTTGAAAATTTTCAGAAAAAAACTTGACCCGCCCCGCGTGCCCGCGTGCCCATTACCCCCAACCGACAACCGACAACCGACAACCGACAACCGCGCACGAAAAACCCCCTCTACCGAAGTAAACCCCCGGCAGAGGGGGAGTTGTTTCATTTTGCCCCTACACGCCCTTACACGCCCCCACAAGCCCCCACACGCCCCGTATGCCGTTTTCCGTGTCACCCCCTAGTTACCCTACCGATAGGCGCCGGCCCCCGCATGCCCCCACAGGCCCCCGCCAAGACGGAAAATCGATTCCCAGCCCCTTCCCTTGTTTTGGGCCCACAAATAAAGGGAGGGGTCAATCACTACCTTGACCCCTCCCCTTTTGCGACTAGCAACTTGTGTAATCGCTTACCTTTTCCACGTAATAGTTGTTTCCGAAAAACAACTGCCACCATGCCACTTGTGCCTCTGCCTCTTCCCGCGTCGAATAGCGAGACAAACCAGTTAATACAACCGTTCCACTTGGCCTACGCCATTTAATCAGATACATACCCTGCCTCCTAAATTCCAAGTACTTTGCCCCATTGTAAAATCCCTTTAAACGACCTAATCGGCAAAGCCGATTCGGCCCGCTTAGTCAATTCATCCAGCATATCCAACATATTCTGTTCGTTGTCCCGCCTCAACTCACAAGCCTCATGATCGTTACGATCGACACGACCGTATTCAGCGTTATAACCTTCCATAACTTCCATACTCGCACAAACAGGCATACAGTTGTGGGGCGCGAAACCCGCACAATCGAAACAAAGCATACGCCAAACATAATTGGCGCAACCCTCTCGAAGCGAAGTTATCTTGCGGAACGGTTTCTTCGCCCGCAAACGTGCTCCGTCCGCCACCCCTCTTGTAGTGTACGCCGTGCGAATCAACCACGCGTCACCCGCGTTCATCCCTTGCACCATTGAATCGATATCATGTATCGGCATTGTTCCTACCATGGTTTCAACACCTCTTTCACCGGGATAAGCTTGGCTATCAGCGCGGCGGAATCCGTTGCCCGCAAGTTTTGAAGCGAACCCCTCGGAATTTTCTGCGCAGCAAGCGCAACAAGTTGTGGTCGTGTCAACGCCTCAAGTTGTCGCCGTACGTGTTTACGCGCTTTTGAATTCATAACAACCCCTTTTCTGAAGTAACCATGCCAGTTTCTGAACACTACAAATCTACCGCGCTCCCCGCGAATGTCAAGTAAAATTTTCAATTTTCTCGACAACGGGAACAAACCCTACTACTGACACGATTGCTAGGAACGTACCGTTTGCCGCATTCCGAACAAGTGACAGAGGGGTCAAATTTTCCAAGATTAAGCGCGATCAATTCATCCCGCAAAAGCCTCATAGCCTGCAAATCCGATATGGATCCACTTTGTTCGCCCTCATTGCCAACAAGCGGACAATCGGCATAGGGCATAAAAGTCTTAACAACCAAATTACCCCACAAGCTATTCGAATCGTAACGACCGTCAAAAGCAAGTGAAATATGCCTACCGTCAGGACCAGAAAATTTTATACTAACCCCTTTAGGTGGTGTATCACGATCAACCGTTACTGCTTGATCGATTATCTTAAGCCGTATTTTCGAATCCATCATCAAAGCCCCTTCACTCGGTTAATCTTGGTTTGCTTGCCATATTTCTCATGATCGTCATGAGCCTTAACAGTAGCATCAATGACATAATCCTCATCAACGTTCCAGTCATAACACTTGTCACCACTAGCAAACCAGACAAGTATGGCACGAGTGTTTCCATCCGGACCGTCCGGATAATGTTCGAATCGCACAATGGTTGTCACACCGTAATAACCCTCAAAAGTGGAAACTCCCACACATTTGACCGAGAGGTTACGAATCCGTTTTTTCGGCGAACCGATATAAACCTTTTCCTTCATACCGGCGACGCGGGCAGCATATTCTACTTCCCTCTCAAGATGCTTATCATAAGCAATCAGGATAGAAGCGGCATAACCCGCGTGCTTGCTCATATCGACAGAACCCGCAAGAGCAAGTTTTCGAATGATGTACCGATATTCGGAGGGATTCTCATCGTCGGAACCGGCCCATTCAATCGCCTTTTCGACATATTCCGCATCATCGCTAGAAGCGAATAATTCATTTTCCGCCAACCAACGTTCATGCCCCGCCCCCCGCCCGAAGAGGATTCGAATAGCCGTATCGGCTGTTGCAACCCCGTCCGCATCCCGCGCTGCAACACGCCCCAACCACCCGAAACGCCGTTTTGCAACCGCTACAACCCGCAAGTAAGCGCTTAAACTCATTACCGAGTTAACATGCCCTCCTCGCTCATATTCCGAATCACCGTCACCCCCGTCAGAACCCGTTTTTTCAATTTCGCCCATGAATTCGGCCCATCGGGCTAAATCGGCAGCATTGCCCGAACGCAAATAATCGGCAAGACAATTACGACCGATAATCCTACGCACCCCCTCCTGATTTTCAAGCACGAAAACATCGTTGCGTTTTCGCGCGACGTGGCAATGTTCGCAAACGGGTCCGATCGTCCGATATTGGGCGTAGGAATCATTATCCTCGTGCCCCGGAACGATATGCACTAGGGTCCCGGCGCACGCGTCGAATTCCACCCGCGCCACAAGCTTCCAACCGTTAATGCATGGTTCGCAACCGTTAATTTCAACCACGTATTCAATATCCGGGACAAACTGAGTAATCCCGTTAACCTTTACAGCCCGCTCAATCGGCTCTTCCGAGATAACCCGCAAGGTTATCGAATTCATGCCGTACCTAGTGGCCCTCTTATTCAACTTGGCAACCCTCGCCCACAATACCGATTTGCCTCGTGCGTTCAGTGTAACCGTTGTCAACGTTTTCATGGTAATCTCCAAATAACCCGTTTTGCCCCTCCCTCACTATCTAAAGTCTACCACGTTTTTCACCCGTGTCAAGTAATTTCCGATTATTCCAATTATTCCAATTATTCCGGTTGTTCCGATTTTACCTTCATCCCGCATAATCCGAACAATCGTCACAATCTGAACAATAGAAATGGGCCCGAATACCAGGCCATACAAGCGCACACATGGTATTTGGACTTTCCAACAATACCTATATGCCTGTTATGGTCCGAGTTTTCGGGCCAACTAACCTAATCTACTCAACCCGCGAACCGTCAGAAACCCGATAGATCGGGTAAGGGGGCTCATCCTCAAACCACTCCGGACCGAAACAAAAGGCATAACAGTCATCACTCCTATCAGTGATGTAACCCGCACCGGGGGCACACGGCGAACAAAAGCCACAACGGGTATAATACGGAGATTTTGTAATGAAGATATCCCCATACCCATCCGAATCGGCCATATATCCCTCACTATCCACGTAGTATGACAAAGGCTCATCCCCGTAACAATCCTCGCCAACCCACTTAATCTCATAACCGCATTTGCACTTGTCGCCGTCACAAACATCATCAGGCAACAATTCCCCGCATTCTGGACAATGTGGAAAACCGTAAAATCCCTCAGACTCCTCACACCATGCCTCCATAACTTCGTGTTGTGGAATCACCCCAAACCGGATTTTCGAATCAGTTCCGGGAACCAAAGTATTCGATACGTTCGTCAAACAGTGCCCATAATCGTAACTCATTACAATCCCCTTTATTCAAAAGCCATAAGCGCGAAACACTAATCCCTATTCCACTTCCACCTACCCCCGAGGGGAGGGATTAGACCCCCCGGGGGCGCCAACACGGGTTATTCCCCAAAGTAAAATCGTGCACAATATTCTAGCAGAACCCCCTCATCGCCCCCCTCATAGGGGGTCCAAGGTTGAAACCAGTCTTGCGCTTCAAGATGGGCGGTTGTGGGTTGTTTGTACCCATCCAACGTACCCACAACTCGGGTTGCCGGGCCCCCCGTGGTAAGCAATATACGGAATTCGCCACAATCGTACTTATCCGGCTTAGCCCCCGGCGCGTGCCAATCCTCACGAACCTCAATATCAAGCGCATCGTTCCAAATAGCCTCCTCGGCATCTTCCAACGATTCGCATTCACCTGCTTGATCCTCAAGATCAAGCAATTCCACAACCTCGTCATTATCGAGCGAATCGTCATCATCGTTATCACGATATCTCAATTCGTTCAACCGATCATAATCGACCCGCATTGCCTCAACCATGTTCTCAATCGAAGCGTATGCTGCCGCGCCGATTTTCTGTAAGTCACGTTTTCCCATCATTCCCTTCCCTTGCCCCTTTGGGGCGTTTGCGGTTTCAATCCCTCACTACTTAAACACTACCATACAGGCGCCACAAGTCAAGTAAAATCTCAGAATTTTCTAATCCTCTTTATCAATTTGATCCTTCACTTCCGCCCAAGTAGCATAAGTATGCCCACAATAGTAAAGTCCGTTCGGATAAGCATTAACCCCTCTATCCGGTGGAATCATATCAGCCAGTAAAAACAGTATAGTCCCCACAATCATCAGACATAAAAGCACCACTAAATCCGTTCTATTTCGTTCTTCATGACTTCCCCACAACATACTAAATACCCTTCCTTTCCTCAGCTTTAATAAGACCCTTACGATATGCCTTATTGTAACGAGAATAATAATGCTGTCGAGCTGCATCATTACACTCACGGGAAGAACCACAACATATGTTGCGGACCGCCCCGTCCTCATGGGGCGTTCCATCCGGATGAACATAATATTCGTCAACGGCCTGATAACCGTTTCTACCGGATTCACGCAAACGAAAGTCAAAACCGTATTTTTCAAGCGCTTTGTTAATAACCTCCAAGTTGTTACGAAGGTCAACAACCGTAAAATACTTCTTAGCCATTACAATCCTCTCTTTCTATTTAATCGTTGCCTATCTCACAGTCCTTAAAATCAGGCCCAAAGGTGGAAGCGATAGAAGTTACGGCATCGTCATATCCGTAGAACCCAAAACAACTATCACAATCTTCCCATTCATCACTTTCGTCCGGGTCGCGAGTTTCCGCAATAAGTCCCCAAACGTCACCGCTAACGTAAGCGGAATAAGTCTTAACCTCGTCACGGAGGGACTTTTCGGCAATCGCCCTATCTCCGTTGAATTCCCTATCAATGGTTTTCTTGTCGCAAACAATCCAACCGATTTGACCAGAATCCCAAGAGGAACCGAACGGACCCGTTGAAAGCACAATACCGGAGTGTTCGTACATGAACACGGGTAGAACGACATATCCCTCACGAATCGTACGTTCTATCAAACCGTTAATTTTGGGTCGAACCCATTCTTCCACGTAATTGTCCTTTTCTACCCAACCCTCACAGCCCTCCTTTTCCGCACGATCCCACAACTTGTTCGAAACCTCATGTTCGAGTCGATCAATTTCATCGGCAACATCGGAATCATGCTCATAAACCAGTTCAAGCATAAACGTATCAGGATCATAATCATGCTTGTCGCCGATTCTATACCGACGATGCCAACATATCATACGCCCGGCCAAACAGCCATAAGCCTCGCGAGGGTTATCAGCAAATGTATCCTGAACAATCCGTACTCTTCGTTCAATCGCCATAATAATCCCCTTTTCACTTGTCGGTATGTCTGCAATAGGCGATCATCGCCTCACACAATGCCGCTTCCATACTTTCGTCACTGTACACATAATGCCAACGTCCGTGTCCATAGGAATAACCGTAAAAACAGGGATACTTCCCCGTTAAGTCACGGTCTCCAACGTTGACACAAAGGTTGCCATCGTACTTGTTCAAACAATCCCTCAAACGGCCATCAGCCGCAAGAGCCTTAAATTCGTCATAATAGTTAACCTCAAATTGCTCTTCATATTCCCCTATTTCGATGGAACCCACACAACACCCTTTTCCAGTGTAAGGAGCATATTCGACAGGATGATAAAAAGGTTCAAGATCGAATTCATCCAACGCATCAATAATATTATCGATAAGCGCCTTTTCCACATGCTCCTCGAAACAGGAACGATCCGAATAATAGTCATCGTCGCTGTAGGTGTTATAAAGCCACTCGCCGACATTCTTCTTACACTCCCGAATATCTTCCCAAGCCACAAAGCAATAGTCATTGCCATAATCGTCACTGGCGACATAATCGCTAATCCACTCATCTTGGGAATCAAGTATCTCGGTTACAATATCGATATCAGCCTCATCCCGCGCCTCTTCCGTAGAATACAACTTGCCGCGACAATCGGTAAACTCAACATCCCCAAACCGCATTGTCGCGCCGTCCTCAGTTTCGACAATATCGTCACGATGCGCCGCTGTCGGAACAAGTTCCCCGTCCAATGTACGTTGCAATTCCATCTTATCCCTCCCAAATCAATCGAGCCAAACTCTTGTAGTAATCGTTAGAAACCAACCAAACCACCGAAACCTCCTCATCAGTAAAAACCTGATAACCCCTATCAACCAGTTTAATCAGGGTAGGTAAGTCCAACCCGGTTAACTCCGAAACCCATTGCAGGTGGACTTTATAGTCCCAACTAGAGTAAGGTTCCATATGTTTGTAGATTCGAACATATGGCAATGCTACTTTGTCGGCGCGGGCCGTTTTCAACACTTCAAACATTGTTTTGTTCTCTCCTACTTAAACACTACCATATTTTGTGGCAATGTCAAGTAAAATTTTCAAGCCCCCTTAACAAGACCAGCTAACTGATTTTCAATCCATCGGGCCCCTACTAGGATATAGCGATCATCACCCCAATATTCCATATTGGACCACCCTACCTTAGCGTATGCCGTAGGGTGGGCGATACGGGCCCCTCCGCGCGTGAACCAACCCCCTTGCGTTCCGATTACTATGGGGGCGTGCCCCTCCTCTTCCACTTCAATCACGGGGACTTGACTATTCCGTACATTTGCTTCACGCCTAACAAATGCCCTAATTGCACTTTCCAGCTTATTCATTTTTACCCCTCTAAGCCGTATGCCTCGGCCAATAGTTCACATTGTTTATTAACCCAATCTTCAAATTCGCACAAAATCGGATAATCAGAATCATGCCCCTTACCGTCACCATCGTCATAACCTTTACAAAAGTTGTAACCTCTTTCAGCGTGAAGACGTGCATGAGCCAAATCAACCGATAGTTCGCACCAAAGCGAATAATACCACTCTTCGTCAGAATCGCACCCCGGGGGTCGGATTGTTCCTAATGTAAGCCCCCCGGAGCTACTAATGGCATAAAGCATATCATTCATACTATCATACCAATCTCTTGCAACCCACACAAACCGTCTTGGAATCTCAATCGAATTAACTGGAATACTCATTCTAAACCTCTCTAATCGGTAAAAGGTAAGTCATATCCACCACCACTGCAACCCTCAACCCCGTCATAATTGACGTATTCGTCATCATCGTCATCATCGTCATCATCAAGGTAATCAAGGTAATCGTAAAACTCCTTCCAGAGTTCAGCAACCGGACCACCATCACGAACGGCCTCTTTTACATACTCCTCACCTTCCTCAGTAAGGTCATTACCGAAGAAGTAGCCGACCTTGCCGAATCCCGCAACATCCTCGGCGTTTACACAACCCGAACCAGCCGCACAATGCTCAGGGGTGTCGGACTCCTCATAATCGATACAATACTTTGGATAGTCATCACTATCGTAAAGGCGTTCATCGTCATAACCCTTATCGGATTCCCACTCCCTACGGTTGTCATAGGTCGATTTTTTCGGATCTTCCGCAAAGAGCCGATTCTTAATTTCTTCGGCACAACCGTCACACCACACATCAGCTTGATAAATCGCTGCCATCGTTACACTCCTCTTAAATGTCACGAGACTCACAAACCATACGACCGTCACGAACTACTTCAGCCCTATCAACGCTCAATTCGGCTAATTCGATACAAGCCCTCTCTTCCGGATGTTTATTCCCGTCAGTATATTTGCGGCAGAACTCCCAAGCCTCACGGGGCGTATGAAAGTAATATTCCTTCCACCCGTGTTTCCAGTTACCCTCCTCAGGAGCGAACCAAAGCACATAAAGCTTGACAACTGAATTACCCATTTTACCCTCACTTTTCGATTTCACCCGTCCATTGCAAGCGCCCCTTGCACTTGCGACATATTCTACATCGCCCTCGCTGGATTTCGTTATGCATGCGAGTAGACAACTTGAATTCATAGCAGTTGTTAGGGCACACGTAAACGTACCGTTTAATCAACCCCTTTTGGCTAACGTGATGATACCGCGCTGGTTTCACGCCACACGCACACATTAGTTTCGCCCATTTTGAATCATGCCCCTCGTCTACAGATTGCATTGTGCCCTCCTTAAAATCGCGAATGCAATGGCAAGATTCATGAACGATAGTATTGTATCGTTCTTCCGGCGTGGCGTTGCCGAATAGACCGACCGATAACGCAATGCTCCAACGCCCGCCCCGTTCCCTCTCGGCAAGCCCCATTGCGCAGGTCATACGTTTTGACCATCGAGTTTCGATTCTATCTGCTATCTCGGGGCAACCATTACAGTCACACGCGAATTTAATCCATTCGCGTATTTCTGAATTCGTCATAATAGCGGACCCTTCCGCCCGCGCCACTTTACTCTCTTGTTTGTGCATGATAACCCCTTTTCCATTCCCTCACTATTCAATACTACCATAGTGGCGCCACAAGTCAAATAAAATCTTGGAATTTTCTCAAAGCGATCTATTATAACGATTGTGCGGCTTGTAACGATTGCTCGGCTTGTATGAATTATGGCGGTTATGACGATTGTGGCAGTTAGGACGATTGTGGCAGTTGTAGGGGCTGGAGAAATCACACGGAATATTAGGTTCTCACCTGGTATCAAGCATATAGGGATTTGTCCGGTATCAAGGCCTTTAACGGTTGTAAGAATTGGAAAAATCACGCGAAATATTAGGTTCTCATCTGGTATCAAGCATATAAGAGCGCATCCGGTATCAGGGCTTATAGGGACGCATCCGGTATCAAGCATATTGAATTTCATCTGGTATCAGGGTTTTTTACAAATTAAAATTTGACAGGCGTGGAAAAGATGGTATAGTATAAATAGAGTCAAGGGAACAACACACACACACAAACAAACAAAGGAGCATAGCAATGGCTACAAAGAAACAAGTAACGGAAATCGTTGAAGCAATCCTCAACACAAATATGACCGCTTTCACCTGGGATCAAGGGGCCGCTGTTCATGAACTGGTTGATATCGCTCTTGATATGTATGAGGATGAGCGCGAGGATCGGGCTGTGTACCGAGCCATGGTCCCGAAGGGACCGTACACAAATAAAATTTTCGGTTATTTCACCGGGAACACACAAGACATTGCGGCATTTGTTGACCATGAAAAGGTCGAAGTTAAAAAATTGGATATCAAGCACATCGCCTCTGGTTATGCCAATCACAAAAAAAACATTGTGGCTAAGCGTGACAAGCTACTTGCAGAAGTGGCTCGGCTTAACAAAGCGTTAAAGGAAAAGAACTTTCATCGAGAAGAGGCTTAACAAACACTAAGCGCGAAAGGAAAAGTATGAAACCCGCTAAGAAACTCAAAAAGTTCGCCTTGCGATTCTATGGCCCTTATTCACCTGATATGTTCAAGGCGATGTATGTGGAGAGTGATTTCGCCCAGTTCGATACAGTCGTCATTGGCACAGGCGAGAGTAAGGCGGTCGCGGCCGCTCGGGCCCTCTCCCACTTAAACGGAAAAGGGTATGGCCCGGTAATGGATGCCATCATAGGTGAAATCGAATTCATCGTACCGAAGAACTCCCATTTTATTGAAGGAGATGATTTCTGCATGGTGTATTGTGTTCTTGCAGTAGGGGCAGAACGATGACAACTATATTTCATCACCTATTTAGAAATCATCAAGTGGAACTTAGAATGGACAGCAAGGGACACATGGAATTGGACGTAGAGGATCCGAATCGTTATTACTTTGAGTTAACCCAGGTGCCCCAAGATGCCCTTGACCTTGCTACTCGTATCATCTATGTATTGTGGACAAGCGACCCCGATCTGGCCGAGGAGCGAGTTTCCGAACTGGCCGAGGGTATCCCATACATCTACAACCTAATGGAGAAACATCGAAGACACGGAGAGACATCATGATTGTCTGGTATCAACGCTGTAAGCGCCAAGATACTCAGGTATCTGAGCGCCTCGTTTTACAGAGTCACTGTGGACGTTATAAAGTAGAGGAGTCCTCTATTAAGTATGGGCGGACACACAAGCGCAACGGGGACTACAATGGATACCCAACCGTTTACTGGGCCATGGTCCTGATGGACTGGGGCTGGCGAATTATTTCGATTCATCGTAAGCGCAAAACTGCAATAGGGGCACTCGAATACTATGATGAACATGGTCACAAAATGCCACCTAAGAAAAAGAAGAGAAAGAAGGTGAAACATGTTAGCAATTCTTGACATGACCCGAAGGTTTGGTAAATTTGAGCGAGTGGAAGCCGACACGCCCGGCTACTCCTTCTCCAGTGTACATTTAGCTACTCCACGTTCTCATGCCGCTCTCGAAATCGAAGTAAACAGTGATAGCCTGGTAGAGATAGAAGATATTGCCAAGTGTGCAGTATCGGAAGAGTTCCCAGGTTGGGAATTAAATTATGTGAAAATTACTTGACAAACATTTTTTTGAGCGTATACTTTAAATAGAAAGGGAATGAGACATAATGACTTCAATCCAATTGGAATGCGGTAAGGTTATCCTTCATACAAGTGGAGAGGGCAAGCTGAGGGAGTATGTAAAAGAAATTCTTATCAAACGGGGATTGGATCCTCATAATCGCCTTGGGCTTTGGAAGGCAATGATTAACCGGGTCAAAATCAATTATTCGGACGACCTTCGAGAGAGAAACTTTCAATGAACTACTATCTCTACAGTTATGAAGATGAGGCGAGCAATCGCTATATCGAGACGGAAATCTACTATGATACCGTGGAGCCGGTGCGTGAGCCTCAGACCTGGAGCACTCCTGAGTATTATATCCCTGGAGAAATCAACATCACGAATGTAAACGTTGTGTTGGTAGATTATTACAACTCAGATGGATCTATCTTAGCACGACTAAGACGGTCTCCCAAAACCCGCGTGGGCTTTGAACAGCTCGATCGAGAAATGCGAGCACATGTCGAGGATCGGGTTTATGATGGTGACCAATTATGGGATGCCTTGTGGGATGCACGAGAATTAACAGTGATTTGAAACTGCGTCTGACACCCTGGCTCTTAATAAATGATGAAGAGCGATCTTTCTTCACTTGGCTCTGTCATAATCTGGGGTGGGTTGCTATGAAACCTTGCAAGGAGGACGCCAGTATTCTTGTCTACATTGAACATATCCCAGATGACGGTGAGGATGATACCGCCTACATGCTGGGCGATGATGATCATCAATTTGAAATACACCTGGATGAACGGCTTCCATTGGGAATGATTATTGACTACATGATTCACGAAATGGCCCATGTGCATTCGTGGGTGAAAGACGAAGCCGACGATCATGGACCGGCGTTCGGGCGATCGTACGCTCTTTTGTATCGAGAGTATCTAAAACTTTATGACCTATGGTGGAACGAATGAATAAAGAAACAGCATTGAAAGAAGTTAAAGACGCAATGAAGAAACAGAGTGAAAAAATAGAGAAAGAGGAGGCTCTGATTGATCTTGCGTATCAAGTATTTCAAGGCCTCCAGGAAGATAACCCCAGATTCCATTCCTTTAAGATAAAAGAAAGAAAGGATCAAAGTATGAACACAAAGAAAGCTTTGAAAGAAATTCAACACAGCTTAAAAAATCAGAACCAAAAGACAAAGAAATATGAGGAGTTGATTATCACTGCTTATCAAGTATTCAAGGAAATTCAAAATGCTAACTCCCATTTCCAAGCTTCCAGACTAAAAGATGGTGATATCGTCAAGTTGACATATAAAACAACCTCAAAGGTTCTGGTTGTTTGTGTCGCTGGATATTTGCGCAATTTGAACTTCGTGTATGTTGGCAATGGAAATATATCTAGCAACTTTTACTCTAGCCATCTCATTTGCAGTGATGCAAATGAAGTGTTGGCAAAGATCAAAGATTACGTTGTTTTGTTCTGTAAGAAAGAAGGTATAAAGGAATTATGAATCCGGTCACAAGCAATCAACTTAAAGAAAAGCGGAAAAAGATCAGTAAACTCATCAACGAGAAACGTCTGGATTTGGAGCAATCAGAAGGGCACACGATCGCAGCGCTTCACTTAAAATCTCAAGCATTGACACTTGTATTTGAGGATGGCACATTTTGCCATTTCGAGATAGAACAACATTATCATGGGTATCCTCAGATAATTGCATGGTCTGAATTGGGATTTGACGATGCCGCCAAATATGGCATACTTCCAAGGAAGATGTTAGACGATGTCCATGAAGCGGACAGGGCGTTTAATGCCCAGATAGAGCAGGCCACTGCTTTGAAGTCACTAAATTCTGCCATTGAAACCCTTGGTAAGGAAACCGTAAAGAAACTGATAGGAGAATAGATTTTGAATGATCTAATTGAATATATCTATGCCAACGATCATACTATTGGCTTCTGTGGACATGATTTGCCTTCTGATGTTCTTAAACGGATACTGTTACTTGGATACCAGAAGGGAATTAAAGATGGTATCAGACAATTTGCTTGGTGGAAGGATGGAGTACAATATGTAGGAGTTTGTGGAATGACTTTGAAAAAAGCATTGGAAGAGAATGGGGTGTCCCCATGAAACGATTTTTCGTAGCTGATACTCACTTTGGATGCAAGACCAGGTTGATCCGGTCAATGGCACGTTGCTACCCTGGCAGCCATAAACTGTTCCCTTCCGCCAAGGAAATGGATGTCTATTTGATTGATGCGATCAACTGCAAGGTGAAGCCGGAGGATGAATTGCACATCTTGGGTGACTTTAGTGCCGAGCCCACCCGCTACCGTCAACGGATCAAATGCAAGCATGTGTATCTCACCAGAGGCAACCACGACCCCGTACAGAAGTCCCAGAATGTCTTTGGACCGAACATCCCGTTTCAGCGCGAAGTGAAGCTACGAGGAACTGATGGCCACCTACATTGTATTCTGTCCCACTCGCCACAAGCCTTCTGGTTTGGGAGCCACAAGGGATGGGCGCACCTGTACGGACATACACATGGTCAGCGTGAGGTAACCCTGGACCAGTGGCTGGGAAAGGAGCGCCGATCAATGGATGTTGGAGTTGATAACATCCGAATGCTGACGGGAAATTATTTTCCATTTGACGAACAAGAATTGTATGCTATACTTATAGGTAGAAGCGGGCACGATCACCCAGCATTCTATCTCGGGTATCAAGCAGAAAGGGACCATAAATATGGCTTCAAGTAAGACTACTATAAGTGGAGACGACAAAACCTCGGAAGCGCGAGATTATGAGATCACGATCAAGGTCAAAGTGACCGCATATAATGGGGACAAGCTTCATCCGGCAATTGGTGCCATGATGAACAACGTCCTTAATGACTGGCGAGAAGGCCGGTATCCATTCTTTGTTGAGCAAATGCACGAAGGTCTAGAGGCGACATTCAAGAATGCCCTTTACGCTGCTTTCCAGAGGGATTGTCAAGAAGAGTTTGGAACTGAAAGGGTGAAAATAGATGAAACTTCTAGGCGGTCACGTTGGATCATTGCGGCCGACAATCAAATGAAGAAATTCAACATGCCGTATTTTCATACCGATTGGAAGGCCAAGATCGAGCAAACAGACCATGAATGAATACTACTTTGAGTGCGCCAGTGGTTATCATGGCTGGAAGAAAGCCCAATGTGACCATGAAGTGCGCAACCTGTTTCGCTTTCACGGAAGTGCAAAAGTCTGGAAGGTTGCTAGAAACGGAGTGAAGACTTTGGTTTACAAACAAAACAATAATGGCAAACAATTACCCTTAAATTAGGAGTTAGTATCATGAGCGGTGGACACTTTGATTACGCCCAGTTCCATATCGAAAACATTGCTGACGAGATCGAAGACATTCTAGACAAAGAAACCCATCCAAAAGACGGTCACACCCCCTACGGACTTGGAGATGTTTCTGAGACTTTGGAAAAGTTCCGCGAGGCTGCTCGGTATCTCAAGTTAGCCTACATCTACACTCAAAGGATTGATTGGTTTCTTAGTGGGGATGATGGGGAAGAGGCGTTCCACCGGCGATTGGCTGAAGACTTGAAAAAGGAAGGCTTAAATGCTTTATAATACTGATTGCATAGAATTTATGCAAGATATGAGACAGGTGGAGCTTGTTTTAACGGATATCCCATATGGCAAAATAAACCGAAAATCTAGTGGACTCAGAAACCTGGATAAGGGCGCGGCGGATGTTGAAACATTCGATTTGCAAATATTCCTCCGTTCTTTGATTCCTGTTATCGCAGGTAGTTGTTATATCTTTTGTTCTACCGAGCAAGTTAGCGAGATCCGAGAAACCTTGGCACGGCACATGACTACGAGACTGTGCATTTGGGAGAAGACAAATCCTTCCCCAATGAATGGTTCGCGTCTATGGCTTAGCGGAATCGAATGCTGTGTGTTTGCCCGACGCCCGAAAGCCACATTCAACGAGCATTGCAAAAATACAGTGTGGCGATATCCAACCACTCGGAACAAGCTGCACCCCACTCAGAAGCCAATAAAATTGTGTGAATATCTGGTATCTGTCAGTAGCAACCCCGGGGATACTGTATTTGATCCTTGTGCTGGCTCTGGAACTACGGGGGTGGCGGCATTGAATCAAGGCCGGCGATTTGTTGGCTGTGAGATAAACAGAGAGTACTTTAAAAGGCAGTGAAAAGACTATCTTCTAATTAACGAGGTATCGAAATGATTATCTACATGCTTCGGAACAAAGAGAATGGAAAATACTGGCGCAGGGGAAATGTATGGGTTACTCAAGAATTCGCTACTCCGTGGACAACTGCTAGGGGCCCGGTAGCCGCCCGCACCGAAATAAAACGGAAGACAAATGAATACAACCGGTCTTGGCGTGTTAGAGACGGAGGTTCTCGACAACAACAAATTCCCGAGACAGAAGTGGTGAAGTTCCAAGCAACAGAGATCACTGATGCATCAGCTAAATAGCAGAACCCGCCACAAAATAAAACGCAAACCGAGGTAATCAATGTTAGGACAAAACGCAATCGTTCGTTTTTACGGCGGCAGTCAACACTGGTCGAAGAGTCGCACACCTGATGGAGATTACCCACCGAGTATCATGTTTGCAGTTCCAGAAGAATTAAGTGTCACTGAAATGTATGCCTCTGACACCTTTAGATATCATAAATTAGCGTTCAATCAAGAAGAATATCTCAGGAGGGTAACTGGTTACTATTCCTACACTCGCGTATACAATAAAATAGCAAAGGTTCTTGTATTCTACGTGTTAAAGGGCTATCGCCTTAATGGCCTGGACTTCTCTGTTTTAATCACCGACTTGTACCATGATGTTCCCTGGGAGTTCGAGAGCTTAGAAACACGAAGTCTTTACTTGTCTCCTTTAGAAATTAAGCGTTGCAGCGTAGAAAGAAACGCAGTTGAGATAGGCCTCACTGATATCACCCCCGAGGTGGTAGTGTATGGGCCGGCTTTCTCAAAAGAATTTGAAAAATCATTTGACAACCTGCCTACTTAGTGTATACTTTAAGTAGAAAGGGGAAACAAAATGCTTTACTTACTTATCACAGCCTTATTGATCTTGGTCTTTTGTGCTTACAAGCACGCCCAAGGGCCAGATACAATCTCGGACCTTGAAGCGGAATACCAAAACTATCTGGAAGATTTCTACGATTTCTAATGAATGAAATATGGAAAGATGTAGTTGGATACGAAGGTGCCTACCAAGTGTCAAATCTTGGTCGGGTCAGGTCACTGGACAGGACTGTAAAAGTGACCAATCTCGGAGAGAGGCGGCTTAAAGGAAGGATTCTAAAACAGCACAATTATGGTACAAACAAATATCTCATGGTGGTATTGAGCAAAGAGGCTAAACATACAAATCGAACAGTACACAGCCTTGTTGCGGCTTCTTTTCTTGGACCTTGCCCAGACGGGTGTGAAGTTCTACATGGCCTAGGCGGAAAGCTGGATAACCGACTTCGCAATCTGAAATACGGCACCAAGAGTGAGAATCAATTTGACAGGTTAAGGGATGGGACACAAAATAACAAACCCGTCAGAAGAGGGGATGGCAAAGTTTTCTCAAGTGCCTACGAAGCTGGCCGCGAGACTGGTGTTGTGCCCAGCTCAATATCTGCTGTGTGCAACAAGTATGTTCGACCTAATGGAAAGAGAAGGCTGACTGCTGGAGGATATTACTGGGAATTTATTTGACATCCTGCTTTCATAGTGTATGCTTTAAGTAGAGGCGAGACGAAACAACAACCAACTGGAGAAATCAAAATGACTTATCTTCTAGTACAAAATCGCGGAACTGCTCCGACTGAGGCTTTTACTTTGTTGGGCGCCAGCGGCAGCCGGGCCAACAACTCGTTGATCGGTCAGTTCGGCAGCGGTGCCAAGCTGGCGATCTGCACCCTCTTGCGGGCAGGCAAGAAAGTCACGGTCTATTGTGGGAAGACTCGCATGGAGTTTAAGACCAAGGCCGTTGTTATCAATGATGGCCTGGAAGAGCGGCGCGAGAATCAAGTGTACGTGCAGTATGGAGGCACGAGCAAGCGCAAACAGGACTTAGGGTGGACCCTGGGTATGGGTGAACTGGATTGGAAATGCAACTTGGACATGGCCCTCCGCGAGTTCGTTGCAAATGCCATTGATCGCACGGACAAAGAGCACCAGTTGAAGGATGGTGCTCCCGTGCGGCAGGCATTCCTGGACCGAGATCTCGCCATTGAGATTGTGCCAGATTCTTGGGTAAGGGCCCAGGATGGCTACACCCGAGTGTTCATTGAATCCTGCGACAAGTGCCAAGAGTATGTGGACAATCTTCACTTGAAGTTTCTCCACTTCGGAGCCACCGACCTCGGGCGAAACATCCTTCCAAAGATCAGCCCGGATAAACGTAAGGCCCAGGTCTACTACAACGGGGTCTTCGTCCGGGAGCTGCACAACAGTGCGGAAAGCCTTCGGGACTACAACTTCACTGGAGACCAAATCAAGATCGATGAAAGTCGAAACCTGGACGAATACACAGCCCGCGCCGCCATTGGCAAACTGTATCGAGACGCCTCGGTTGACGATCTGGTTGTGTTGTTCACTGCCTTGGACCGAGGAGAGGCCTGTTTAGAAACGGGACTTGACTCATACTATGTCAAGTTAAACTCCTGGGAAAGTGGTCCAAAGACCGATGAACGTCGGCAGCGGTGGCAGGAGGCCTGGGAGAAGGTCAACGGCAACAAAGTGGCCTGTAGACAAAACCAAGGTTTGGTTGCTGAGTTCGCCCGTAAGAAGGGCTACAGCATCTCGGTTATCCGAGAGGCAGCAATGCTGGACGTAATAAAGGACTACGGTATCAAAGGCGTAGGCGACGTGCTCAATGACAATGAGCGCAAAGGCCGAACCATCACGCCCCCGACCTTCGAGGCGATCGACGCCGTTAATCAGGTTTGGGAGTGGATCACAGCCACCGATCTGATCGACACTGAGAAGTGTCCCAAGCCAATGGTAAAGGGCTTCGATGAAATCAGTGACGCTGGGAGCGAATGTTTTGGGTTCGTGAAACCCGGTGAGAACATTGTCTACATTCGTAATGATCTCAACGGTCAGATTCTTCTCGAAACTGCTTTAGAAGAATGCACACATGCAGTTACTGGAGCCACAGATAATTCGAGAGACTTTCAAAATTTCTTGATGAGGTTACTTGTAAGATGGCTGGCATAAGCGGCATCAAGTGGGTATCTAATACTTCACTGTACCAACGATGGGCAGATATGAAAACCCGTTGCCACTGTAAAACAAACAATTGGTTTCACAGATATGGAGGAAGAGGGATAAAGGTTTGTCAAGAGTGGCAAAAGTTTGAACCTTTCAGATTGTGGGCAGAATCAAACGGATTTGATAAAAATCTTGTTTTAGACAGGATAGATAATGATGGTGATTATAAGCCATCTAATTGTAGATGGGCTACAAAGTCGGAGAGCATGTATAACCGAGAGTTCAAAACGAATCACCCAGGTGTGAGAAAGTTAAAAACTGGGTGGGTGGCAAAAGCCAGTAATAAACACTTAGGTTATTTTGACACAAAGGAAGAAGCACAGAAAGCAAGAGACAGATATTTTGAAACAGGGGAGATTCTTAACAGAAAGATCAGAAGGAAACGATCAGATAACATCAGTGGACACCCAGGAATATTCAAACGGAAAACAGGGAAATGGATGGTAAAGTTCAAGAATAATTATCTCGGTCAGTTTGACACATTTGAAGAAGCTTTAGATGTAAGAAAAAAAGCAGAAAGAGAGTGCAAATGACACAAGAACAACGTGAAGCCATTCTCCTGGAGATTTTCAGCCGGTTCCAATGTGGTGCTGGCCTGGGATTGCTTCGATCAGCCGCTCCGGACGTTTCGGACGAGGAGATTTGTGAATTCGTCGAAGAAGCCTTCGACACTTTGATTGATTGGAATTGCAAATGAGTAAATGTGAAAAATGTGGGCAGGAACTGCCAGCCAGGGGGTTAAGGGACAAATTTGGTATCCCAATCAAAGTAGACCACATGATGTTGTGGCTGTCTCCATCAGTCAAGAAGGTAATCGATGATTGTTCTAAAATCATTGTTGAAATTGTTCCCAAGGTTATTCTCTTGGACCTAATTGAGCTTGACTCTAGAAGTGGAGCATATGAGATTAAGGGTGTTGAGTTCGCTACTTCTAAACCATTTCATTTGGTTGGATTTTCAAGTAACCCAGTAAAGTCGTTGATTAGTCTTAACATTAACCTCAATGAATTCATGAATGGAGATGCATCTTGAAATATCTAGTATGGGAACCCGACGAAACAACAGTGATTAACGATGCTATTACCGTGGAAGCGTTCAGCGCTATCATGGCAGCCGAAAAGGCAACAAAACATTTTGGCTACGCCCCTTCTCATTTCCCTGTCCCTTTGCGTGCGAAGAGACTTGAGGAAGGTGCGCCTATCTACACATTCAAAATACATCTCGTGTACAATCCAGAATACCGTGCAGAACTTCTAGGGGTAGAATAATCTATTTGACACTGAAGAAAAGTGTGGTATGATTTAAGTAGAAGGAGGACAAGACATGACACACAAACAAGTAATGAATCTGCTGCATCAACATAATGACCCGGCTGTTCGGGCAGCGGCAGTAATGTTGGAAGAAAGGGATGCGAGGTTAAGGAGTGTCCTTAATACTATCAAAGATGTAGTAGGACAGCTCCGACTCGAAATCAAAACCCTTGTGTTCGATTTGGAATGCACCCGCCAAGAGCGGGATGAAGCGAGAAAAGAAAGGTATTGAATATGGCCACGTTTATAACGGTCTACATGCTTGCGTCAGTGCTCGGAATCATACTTCTACTCGCGCCTATGGGGAGGAAACTATGAATCGAACAATCCCTATCGGAGTGCAGGTATATGGAGTTGCTGGAGCAACTAACGTGCTCCACACAGCAATTGCCGAAGATGGCCATGATGAAATATGGCTACAAGCAACAGGAGAAGAGGGCGAGATCTTTTATTTTGAAGCAGAAGCCCGTCACGCTTATGACTGGTGCCGAGAACACGGCTTCCAATACTATGAAGGGCGTCTCGAAGATGACGTTGAATTGTATTTCATCGATGACTAAATGCAAAGCGTGCGAAGGATCCGGACAGAATGCACGGGGCATCTGCCCCATCTGTAAAGGGTCTGGAAAGCACATCACCTACACATGTCCCAAGTGCAAGAAGCCATGCACAAGGGGCTATTGTAAAAAGTGTGGCTTCGTAATAGGGGTTGAAGATGAATGACACAGAAGTTATTGAAGTAGAGGCATACTGCAAATCATGCGGCGATCAGCTTAATGTTTTTATCGAGTGGAGCAATCTCGGTGTCATAAAAGTAACCGTTGCCCCTTGTGAAAACTGTTTGGATAATACAAAAGATGCAGGTCTAAGCGAAGGATATTCGGATGGTTATGATGTAGGGTATGACAAAGGTTATAAGGCTGGAGTAGCAGATGAAAGAGAATGACAAAGACACTTGCCAGATCTGCCAGGGTGCCAAAGGCGGCGTTCCCGGTAACGAGAATGTGGTTGATGGAGTCGTTGTGTGTGACTACTGTCACGCTGAACAACTTTCACAAGAGGACGAATAATGATTTACATTACTATGCCGGAAGGCCTAAGTGATGAATTCTTAGCTGCCCATAGCACTATGTACGCAGCCCATGTATGGCTTTCTGCCTCTCCCTTGACTCCAGAGAAGTGCTTTCTCATACGTGTCCGAGAAGGACTCTCAGGGGCTGAGAACGGGTATATGCCTTCTGAGGTAGTTGCCTGGAGACAAGATTACTTCGACCTGATCCACCAGACGGGGCCAGAAGCGGATTAGCCCAATTGGAAGGAGTTTCTTGTTAGTTGCCAAGATGATCACGAGCGATCCGACGCCTGATCTCCTGGAAGTAAGCACCAATATCCAGGATCAAGCGCCCGTAGTCCGCCCCGCACCGGGTACAAACATTGCGTTCGTCCCGGTGCCAAAGGTAGACGTGCCCGCATTTCGAGCACGTCGTCTCAAGCCACTCAGCATCGATCTTTCTAGTGTTGCTCATTAACATCCCCACGTAGTATCGAAGGCCCAAGGAACCCTGGTGAATTCTTCTCCGTGACAACGCACGAGATAGAAGGCATCCGGGTTCTTTTCTTTCATCCACCAGTGCGCGCGATACTTACGTGGATGGAAGTATACCATCTGATCAGGGGTGTTTTCGCTCTCGATATGGAATACAAGATAGCCATAGAGTGATTCGCTCATAATCGATCCTTTTCTTGTTTAAGCAATGCCTCCACAATGGCTTTGAGAACTGACAAATTATGGACATCAGCCGGATATTCCATACAATGTCTTGGACTATTTGGTCGATGTCCATTTCTCATACGCCATGGACCAATGTCCAATGACATTGCTCCGTCTTCCAGGATGAATGACACTCTTGTGCCAGATGTATACTTGTCGTATTTGAATCTGATATTTCTCATTTGTAGATAAACGTCAGCTTCCCTTCAGGGTATTTGCTCAATCTATCCGGGATGTTGAATACTAACTTGGCCATCTCCATTTCATCCGGGCAAGTCTCTTCCGTCACGTATAGTGTCGAAGATTTGTAATACATCTTAGCGTAATCCAAGCCGTCGAGAAATCCCAGAACCCAAGTTCTGATATTATCATGGTATTCGTCTCCATTGTAATACAACTCGCCATCTATGTACAGCCCCACGACCCCATCACCTTCAGGGTGAATCTTAACTACAGTTATTTCTTTCATTACTTCTCCGCAATGCTGGCCCACACCGCACCAATATTGGCAATGGCATAGGCGATGTAAATAAGCGCCCACGATGGGCGCTTCTCGAAACCAAACGCCAGGGCGGTAATTGCATAGATGCAACCACACACCACAGGCCCAATGATCGTCAGTTTATCAGCCACTCCACGTCTCCGAGATAGATACGTTCCAGGGCTTCTTTGTCAAACTTTTCCAGCTCCGACCTGAACCAAGTCCACGCAAGGTTGTACTGGTTACCTGTGAACTGCATGTATCCTTCCTTTGTCAACTTGTCACACAGATATGTATCTCTTGGTGGTTTGATAGCGTCAATCAGAAGTTTTTTGTAATAAATCATTGTTCAAGGTGTCCTGAAGGTGTATTTGACTTTCAGTGTGTCGCCACGACGAACGCTCATGTTAACGAATTCAGGGATCTCTTTCATTAACTTGCCACGAAAACTGATTATTCCTCTGTGGATGACTGCTTCATTGCCCACTTCGATTGGTGGCCATTCTACGCGGGCAGTGAGGCTGTCTTCGAACACATCAATTTTCTGATCGCCATGATAATAGAGCATTTTGCGGAAGATGCCTTTGCTGGTGACTAAAGTCAATAGTAAATCACTCAGACCTGTCCCCTTTTCAATTAGCTCTTCAGCGAACTTTATCTTTTCAAGAAGATTTATTTTTTCAAATGTTGGTAAACTCCCTTCCCAGACCTTTAGTTCATTTCCCCTGATGGAGAACAAAGGCGCTTTCAATTCGCGAATCAACTCCTCTTGCTCACGGAGTCGCTTGAACACTCTGATCTTTTTTAACCACTTCATAATGCTAGTGCCTCAAAGAAAAGTTCAACTAGGAAATAAATGGTTGCCACGGCCAGCCCAACAACCCCGACACAGGCCAAAACGATAGTCAATAGTTTGTTCATTCCAGGTCCTCGAAAATGGCAGGGAGACGCCACTTTAGGTTTTCGTAAATGTCATTGAAGATCCCACGGATCTCCCACTGTGCATGCTTATTCATTCCCCTTTCTTTAATAACGTGCCGCCACATACGTATGTTATATGTGGCAACTACTTCAGTCTTGCAAGCATTGGGCAAGACGAAGCGAGCATCCTCGGGCTTTACCCCTTGTTCCAACTCGCGTAGGTACTCTTCATAGCATTTGAATACCGTGTCGAGCCATACGTTCTGTCCAACGGATAGTTGCTCTGAATATTTCCATAGTGGGTACTCCCCAGGGGGGATACCGATAGACGGCGGGCAGATAACCTGCATGCCTTTCTTTCCATAGTTGACATATCTTTGTGATGACTGGGAGTAAGCAGCGATCCGATGGCGTACAAGTTGGTGTGAGGCGGCGCGGCTGCATATGATGCGAGCGGACAGAACCTCATGCTCTAACACTGACACATGATTGTTACGACAGATTTTCCGCACGAATTTGTCGGCCGAATCTGGGGTAATGCGGTCCTCAGATCTGTAACACACTCGCCCGCACTCCTCCAGATGCTGGGTGATCCATTCCATTTTTGTATCTGACAATTTCATCCATGCCCAATGCGGTTTCACTACAGTAATCATGGATACCATATCTCTCCATTGTTAAGGTTCTGTACATCTCCCACCTTTCCGCTCCATCGAACTAACTCCACACCTCCGTGCTCCAGGATACTCAACCCAGTGTCTATCATCTCTTTCCAGCGTTCAGGAGTTCGTTGCATGCACTCCTCATGGCACACAACGTGTTTCAAGCCGCTGAGAACAATGGCACGCGCACAGTCTGGACAACACACCCACGGGCAGATAAGGGTCAGGCCTTTTATATCAAACCCACTTCGAAAAGCCGAGAAGATAGCCCTCCGTTCTGCATGCTCCGTCACCCAGTATTTGAAAGGGCGTTCGTGGTGGTGGGGCTTGTATCCAAACCCTTTCACAAAAGAATTGACCCCAGCGGCCACATTCCACCCGTCTTGGCAAATAAGGGCCCCGAGACGGGTAGACTTATCCGGGGAAAGGAGGGCTATCTGATAGGCAGTCTTCATTTTGATCGGAATATCCGATTCTTTAATATCAGTCACCACAGTTCCCTCCACGAAGTGAACAAATGTCCTGCTGCTCTTCAACCAATTCGATGCCTTCTTGCCCAACGGCCTCGGCATACGATACGGGATTCAGCGGTTGCCCGCCTCGACCACCATCGGGATAGCATGTAATCCCCCTTAGTTTAGGGAGGTATTTCATGAGCATATTACCAAAAGGTCTGACCAAATTGGAATTGTTGAACTCAGTTCCCCACTTCGGAAGGTTGATTGTGCTACTGATCGCCTGATCCACTACCTGCTGCACCCAGGCTTGGAAACTAACACGCCGCTCAACGTCCTGAGACAGCGTGTAAGCGTCTTCGATTAGAGATGGGTCTACACCCTCCTCTATTAGTCGCTTGGCCACAGGATCAACTACATACTGGTAGAAATGGCTAGTGCCTTTGAGGTATCGGCGCTTGTATGCGACGCAAAAGATGGGCTCAATGCCCCCTGTCGTCTCGGCCACAATACCGGTGGTTCCGTTAGGGGCAATGGCCCTCACTTTCTTAGGGCGTTTTAAGCCCCATTCATCAGCATACTTCTTGGCAGCGGTATTGCTGCCTTTATCATACACTTTGAGCCATTGCCACAATTCGTCATTTGGCTCGTACCGATACCCTCGCTTCAACAGCCATTCATGGATTCCCATGAGACCCAAACCCAGTCGGCGGTTCTTCGTCAACACCTTGTCCACATCCGTGTAGGGGACATCGGTATAGACGCTGCCAGCCAACAAGAAGGCAGTAGCGCATTCAACGGCATGCTCGAAGTCCCCGATGTCATTGAAGCGCCCCATGTTTAGCGAACCGAGATTACAAATGTCATCGGTTTCGCGCGAAGTTGCTTCTCCACACGCGTTTCGAAGATTCTCCCCGCTGTTCTTACCAACATCCACAGTGAATCCAGGGTCACCAGTACGAAGCATTTGTTCAATCACCGACCAGTAAACACTGTTCGCAAGGGGATGCTCAATATCATCTGGATCATGATAGGCAGTAAGAAATCATCGTCCAGGCCGACACTGATATTCGTGTGGTCGAGAGGTGCCGGAAAGCTGAAATCTTTCTCCTTCAGCCTGATGATTTCTTCCGGCCAGTTCTTCGCCTTGATGAATTTGTGGATATCTGGATGGTTCCACCTGAGACCAGCCCAGATAGCAGCGCGACGGGTTCCGCCTTGCATAACTCCTCGACCACATTCATTGATAATCTGGATCAATGGAAGAGGACCACTGGCGATACCCCCAGTCTTTCGTATGGGAGCATTTTCATGACGAATGTCACTGTAAACCGCTCCAATGCCTGCACCGGTCATCAAACCTTTGCAAGACTTGCCGACCAGCTCGCTCCAGCCTTCTCGGCTATCGTGTGCGCGTAGGAGCAGACAATTACCAACTAATATATTGTCTTCCAAAACAAACTCATGTGTCTCAGGGACAATGGCACAGAATACTTCCTCTTCTCTGTCAGTCTTTTCTACTGACACTACTTTCCAATAAGTCTCTCGCTTAGATTCCTTGAACCTTTTTGCGTGCTTGTCACGTAGAAAGAAATCGCGTGTCAATGTGCTAGTCCTAAAGGACACGGAGTACAATGTACACTCTTTGCCAGTCAAATTGGAAACATTAGTTGTTTCACGAATAGGGTTCACCCCGATACCGACTATGTAAGCCACATCTTTGACAAACTCCAATGTTCTTTTGTTGGCACAGGCTAGGGTACAATTGCCGTCTTTCGACACGCAGCCATCGGCGGCAAAATACCCAGCTAACCAACCTAGCAGATAGCTGCGATCTAGATCCAGCGAGGGCCGTTGTTTGTAATGACAAGGCAAGTTGGACACCAAGATGTCTGGAGAGTAAATAGCTGATTGTGGGAACAGAGAGAACAGTTTTTTCAATTCTGTCTTTTCTCCGCATAACCTAACTCGGCTACTCGAACCTTTGACATCGGTGCCGTCGCCAAACACTAACCCGTGTGCTGCGCCATGAGGCGAAACGAATGTTCTACTGATACCATAGCCAAACACTTGGCAAAGGGTGTCCCCAGCGGATAAATCAACAGTGTCCACTTTCTTTTTGCCATGCAGGCGAAGTTTGCCACAGGTGGAGGCCACTCGCCAAGAGTGATTAGCTGTGGCATAGACTACCTTCTTGGATTTTCCGAAGCTCAGTGTGACAGCATATAGTTTCTGAACGCCAAAGCTGTGAACTTCGGACTCTTTCCATTCACCACCGGTAGTCATTAACGTGGGCTTGATACCAACAAGATCGCGGAGGCAGATAGCCCCTTTGCTTGTGACGGCTTTTGTATCCCCGCTGTAGCAGTTGCAACACTGATGATAAGGGCGCCCGGCTGAATATAGATATCGGCCAGCAGGAATGAATTTGAAGCCCTCAATGAACGATCGGGTTTCCTTCGGCAGTGTCATTCTCATATCCAAACCGACAGATGCCAGGATATTCTTGGACACTCGGTTTGACAGTTCTGGCCATGTTTCTTTTCGAGTGGGAGAGGCCCCTACCCGACCGCCACCTCCTTGTGGCCCTGAAATTGGAATGTTATATGCATACCTACTCTCAAATATTGTTTTCGCAAATGGTCCCATGTTTAGCCTTTTCCTCGTGTTACTCGTGGGTTTCCGTTCACTTTGTCCATGTAGCTGTACCGACAATGAATGGCAGGGAAGTTCTTAAATGATCGAGACGCCAGTTTTCCACAGGCCGGACACTTTACCCGAACCTTCCTTTCAGCCATTGGACAAATGCGGGAAATGGTTTCCCCACAGACGCATTGATAATCATATTGGGGCACTAAAGTTTCTCCAGCCTGCTGATAACTATACAACGTGCCGGGTGCCGCAGGTTGACACGTTGGCCGTCTTCTTTCAAACATTCAATTCCATTATCGTTGGGCATGGCCCGCACGATAGCTCTCTTCAAAACCATTTCAGATCGGCGACGGACAGGGTAGGCTACCGTGTCACCGATCTGGATTCTATTTCCGATAAAGTCAACAACACTAGGTCGAATCATCATCATCCTTTGCTGTCTCGACGAACTCAATTCCGCTTGGTTTCACCACCGAGGTGAAAGTATTCGAGAAGCGAATCAGATCATTGAAGTCGTCTTCATAAATGTTGCACTCAAGTCTATCTGATAGCCACACCATCCAGCATATTGGACACTTTGTTTTGGGTTGAGATGTGCAGACTTTCCAAACTCGCTTGCGTTTGTGTTGCGCACACTCAACTATCGCCCCGTGGCGCATCAATGCCTTTCGTTTCATGTTTTATTCATTCCTTCTGTGTAGCCATATTCGAATCCTCTCTCTACACCGGCTTCAAAACCTTCTTGATAGCCTTCTTCGTGACCTTCTTCATTCCCCCTATCATATTCATCTTGCAAGCATCGATTACATGGCTCGATGTCAATAACAATTCCTCCTGTTACCATTTGCAAAGTATGGGATAATCTATCGCCACAGTAATCACATCTAAGAATTATGTCCATCAGTAGATCCTCTTTATGCCTTGATCGGCAGCTATTTGTTCACAAGTTTCTTTTGACAATTCAATCATGACAGCGTTCACCTCACAACGTGACGCAACTCTACCAAGAGTCCCGCTCCCGGCAAACAGATCCACTACTGTATCCCCTGGAGCACAGCATAGCTTGATACATCGCTCATACAAACCTTCGTGAAGTTGAGTAGGAGTGAATTTCCTACGTTGTTTGGAGTTGCCAGTTACCCTTGGGAAATCAAAAACATCGCCTGGAACCCGCCCTCGGGGGTCTGCTCTTTTGTCTCCATTAAGTTGGCGCCAACTTGGTACTCGAATTGCATCAGGATAAAGCTCCGTTCCCACTTTCATCAGGCGATAAAGTAGTCTGTGATTGTTACCCAAATCACGGTGATTGTGTTGTCCAAAAGTAAACGTTTGAATACAACTCTTGGCTTCCCACCCTTCATTCCATCGCAGCATATCATATATCACTTTGCCCGCCAGGAATGAATGGCGAGCGTTTAATGACATCCACAGGACATCACACTTTTGCATCGAGAGATAGATGATATCTTGTATCAAGAACTGGTATTCGGATTCTGTATATGAATCACTGAAACCCTCATATTTCAGTCCAAGATTATCAGGTGGATCTGCAAACGCCATCCGAAAAGGTGAGCAGCGTTTCAAAAAATCTTTGAATGACTTATTGTAGATCTTTACATTCGTCATCATCTAAAACCTTTCTGAGCACAAACCAAATCTCGGGGACGTAAGTGCCGGGAACAAATTCATCTTCCGTATCTATGAACATGGCGGTGAAGTGATTGGTGCCTGGCTCGGTTGTCTTAGCCTGATCAAGCAACTCTTCAAAAATAAGCATGATTGTATCAGGATCATACGTCATGCCTTCTTCAATTCTCTTGACAGCAGGCTCATGCATCTTTGTCATATTAACCTTTCAAATAAATAGGCATCCCATTGTTTTCCATATCGGAAGTATAGGTCCGTGATGACGCGAGATGCCTTAAACTTCATCACCTTTAACCACCATCCAATATAGTCTGGGTCGCTAGGGTTATCGATCTTGTAACTTGGTATGCTAAATATGATTGAATGGCATCTTTCCTGGAGAGCCTTCTTGAACATTTCATCCATTAAAGAGTGACTGACCCTCATGTGACGGAAATCCTTGTGCACTCCTAGACGAATAGCGCCCAACCGTTTTACAGTAGTCCCCTCCTCACTGTCAGAAGAGATAGCACAGAGAGCATACCCCACGTCTCTATTTCCAATAGAGCTAATGAAAGACACTTTGTTAGTGTCAATGACATATCTTTTCATTGTTTCCATGTCGGTAGCATAGTCTTGCGTTTTAATCTCCAGATCAAGAAGGATACCGAGGTCTCTCGCCATCGCTAATCGAACCCGAACGTTAGGGTACAAATTATTCATCCTCTGTACTGCCTCTCTTCGCACATAGCCCAAATGTCGGCCCGGTCTTCATCCTGATCTTCGGCTGCTACCATTTCGTTTAATAACTCAATCCGTGCATCATTCTCTTCCCGGGATAAGGTATCGAAGATATACCCAGTCTTGATAGCTTCATACATACCTTCCAAACGCCTCATTAAAGCTGTCTGGAAGTCTTTAGAAATGCGGCAGCGGTGTTGCGCCACCCGGATAAGCGGGTATTCACACAAACACTTTCCTTCCTTGTCTTTCGGTGCCGGCTTGCAGGCCAACTGGTCAATGCCCACAATGAAGTCTTCGCATCCAACAGGGACTCCCATAAGCCAACCATATATGCACAATTGATCGGCCCACTTCGGATTGGTTTCGTCCATCCAGTGGCTCCCAATCTTGTGGCCTTTGTATTCGATTTCAGTGTAGTTTTTATGGGCTCGTGGCTGCCCGCCACCACGGGTAGCTTTGATGTGCTCATCTGGTATCCAGGTATCACGACAGCATCTATACAATTTGCTCGGCGATGTAGCAGAAGACGAGCAGAAACCCATCACTTTCCAATCGTAAAGCACATGCACATCACGATAGTAATAGAGGTCAGGCTTCCCTTGGAGCGGGATTCCACCCACTTCTCCCTGAAGAGAAAACTCGAAACGAGGTTCCTTTGTACTACTTGTAAGTTCTACCAGTAGTTCCGCAAATGCGCCGCATGCAACGTATCGTTTGAAGCACTCTTCTCCAGCGCGCCATGCGAACGCTTTATTTTCTTCATCGTCAACTTGCTCATTGAACAGGCGTTTAGTGTCAAAGATACCACCCCCGTTCGTGCCATAGATTTTCTGAAAGAGCGCGCACTTGACAAATGCATCAAAACTTGATCCGACACTAGCAGCAGGTGATTGCCCACTTCGGGGACTACGAGTATCGGCCAGTCGATCAATAAAAAACTGTTCACGATCCGACTCCCACTGGTGAAGGGACGTAGGAGATATGTATTTGATTTCTCTCATTTGTCATGCTCCAATGAAGTCTCGGAATTTTGATCGGAGTTGTGCATTCTCTCTGTCACGTTGCTTCTTAACCGTTGGAATGTAGGCGTTTTGCTTTGGCACACCCATTAACTCCATTACCTTATCCCATTCACCTGAATGTCCAAATTGGAAATGCTCGTAGTAAAGGGTTGCATCTATATGTGCCCCTAATCCATCAAGGGCTTCGATATGCTCTGTAATTACTGCTAGAGATCTCGCGATATCGAATAAAGAAATGTCCGTGCGTTCCGGTGTTTCATACGATCGAAAGCAATTGCGCTTGTTTGCCTTTGCCATCGATACCGCTTGTGCTATCTTATCCAATCGCTCAATGTAAATGATACGATCAAAGTGGAAGTTATTCAAATCGAAGCTGAAATCCCTCTGCATAGAATATACTTGCGCTATCATCCATTTGACAGCAAACACTCCGGTTCCTTGAGTTGATCGTTCGATGACCCAAGTGAGATACTCTTTGAGGGTGAAGTCCAGGTCGGTGACTTGTTGCCACGCGTAGAAGTATTCATAGTTGAACCACTCTTCCATGATTCCAATTTGACCAGTATTGTACAACCCCTCACAGAACATGGTGGACCCACATCGAGGTGTGCAGAGGGCGCACAGGCTCTTCTCTACGGTGTTGGTTGGGTAAGCCGTGTTCTTGCCCAACGTCTCAAACAGATCAAGTTGCCATTCCTTTACATGCTCTCTCTTTTCAAATCTCATACTGGTATCCTAGTAAGTGCATAGGCTCATATTAAAGTATACCCTATTTTTGCCTGTTTGTCAAGTATCTTTATCCCCCTCGCCATAACCGTCAGCAAAGCCATCATCATAGCCTTCGTGATAACCCATGTCATGGAAATTATAAGAAGACTCACTGATTTTGGCTTCAAATTCATCGAGGTATAATTGTTCCAAACGTTCGGCCAAGAAGGTAGTTCGGTCCTTTCTTTCGATGTATGGTTTTAACAAGGCGAGGATTTTTCCGTACATGTTCGTCAATCTCCCGGTATCTGAAATCATCTTTACAATAACCATCCCATACATCACGAGGGTACTCTCGAAGAACACTCTGAGCTGCCGGGATGGACTCGTGCAACCCACAATCAAGTATCCGCCCATCATAATAAGCAACATGAGCGCGGTATTTGAAAGCTTCAAGCGTGATGCTCTTATCCTTTACATCACGAGAATTTCTCATCCAACCCCTTTCTCAAGGTGTTACTTTCTGAACATGTGTCTCTACGATAAATTGATGTCGATCAGGAGTAGGGCGACGTGCTATATACACGTTGACTGGAACCATCCCTTTGAAACATCGGAAGCCAATTACCTTAACCCCTTTGCCGGGCAGTTTATGCGCTTTGGTACAAATTGGATTCCCGTCAGCGTATTTAATAATAGAGTCTCCAATGGCTTTGGTAAGCGGCTTTAGATAAAGTAGGAATACTTCCTTGGCAGTCAGCTTACTTAACTCTTCCGTAGAGATGGTGAAGTTACCAAAGAAATGACCCTCCTCACTAGTAACCCGCCCAGGAACAATCTCAATTTCGGCTTCGTTCAGCTTCTTGTTGAGAACAGTGGCGAGAGATGGAACTTCAGTTGGGTTGAACATGCTTTTCCTTTACAGAACAGAGGCAAAAGTTCGGGCCACTTTGACAGTGTTGATGATATCATTGAGAATTTCTCCCCAATCTTCTGGCTTTTCCTTTTCATTGACGGCTTTAAGTGCGTCTTCCAAACATTGAATTTTGTATTTCAGATTGGAAATTTCATCATGTAAATCGTTATTCTGTTCAAGCTCGGCTTCTATCCGATCAACAGATTCGGCAACGACAGCTTTTAGCCGGGCGTTCTCCTCTTCCATTGCTGCGACATACTTTGTCATCTTGGCATCACGTTCACACAACAATCCGTTTTCAGTGGCCAATGACCGACAGGCCGCTAAGCAAGTATGTCCGAATTCAATTGCCTTTAGCGAGTCTCGTTGATACTGTTGCATTTGCCCTGAAGCCTTAACCCTGTCCGACCATACTTTTGCACGAAAATCATTATGAAAACACACATAGAACAGGCCAGCGTTCATAACGCTAAGCAACACAGCAATCAGAATCAATACCTTCTTCATAGTTCACTCCGTAAGTTTGAGAAACTGGTGATAGAGGCGCTCGCGCCTCCGTAAAATAGTGGATTTGGAAACGCCCAAGGCTTTAGCTAGTTCAGTGTGTGTTTTTGACCAGCTACTTTGGCGCAATATGGCTTCATCCAGTTCATCCGTGTTCAATAATTCAAGGGCTTCCATTACATCACGCTTGTATGTATCAGGGTCACGTTCTTCCAGCATGACATCGCTGTAGTCATTAGTTATTGCTTGCAGATAAAGAGGATCTTCACCACGGGCGAGTCGACGCTTTTGATCTCGGGTAGAGGGAGCCGACAAGGATTGATTACTGTTCAGGAACTCTTCCAGAGCATTGATGATGGCGGAAGTGGCTTGCTTCATCGTGCTGTATTCACTGGTAGAAGTATGCCGTCTCGCGACATATTGTACAATAGCCAGCATTCCCACACTGATCATGTCATCGATGTAGGGGATTGTCGCTTCCCACTTGCCTGCAATTCTGGCAACGTTATATCGTAAACATGAGCGTAGGGCCAGGATCAATTCATCATCAGTTCCATTCTTTGAGATTTCTTCGATCTCATCCTCAGTAAATGAAACACAGTTTTTCAGGAGGGGGTGATCCTGATCGATTTGAACAGTTTTCGGGCTCTCTCCGATCCATCCTAATGCTAAGTACATAACCAGAACCTCGTAGCTTCAAGATCATAGGCTCCCATATCTTCAAATTTGTAATAGTATCCTCTTGGATCAAAAACAGATAAACCATCCCAAGCTACCATATGTCCGAGTCCCCTTAGAGTTAGACATTCTATCACTCCTGGTCCATAGTTAAGCTGTTGACGAAACATATTCTCGCCAGAACTCCACACTGGAACAGGTTTGCAATTCTCATGTGGAGAACATACTGGATTTCGTTCAAAGGGAACCATCGCCACCCCCATGGCTGTATACGCCCAATCAACAATTATATCCATACTAGGCACTTTTGGACGCAATTCAAAAGGGGGTTCAAAAGGATATTCCAAACGGTCAAATCCCAACTCAACAATAACTTCATCCAGGGGTTTGTCGAAAGCCATCGCGAGAGAGGCAGCCACGCACATATTGTGAGACGAAGTAATCAAATGAATCATACCATGTACTTTACATGTTGGAGAATGTAATCATAAGCTTCTTGGCTTTCATAGCTTTTATGAGAGTTCCAAGGCCGAGGGAATAGTAAAGTGCTTCCACCATACTCCCGGAAAGAATCGACATTTTTCTCGGAATCATCTATCAAAAGAACATTGGGATTGGCCAGACGAAACTTCTGACAGCCGATGAAGTATTGACGACGGTAGGCAGGAAGCTCTCGGTTAATCCATTCCACTTTCCCACCAGCACATTCTGAATCAAATGCAGCGCTAGTGCAGATAGTAATGTTCTCCTGCCCTACCATACGTTCAAGACCTGCCATGAAGGTACGTGCATATGGATACATTGGCAAAGTGGCCCAGAATTCCTTGTCTAAGCCACGCCAGAATTGGTAGGGGGTTACTTTCTCCAAGCCTCTCGCCTTTCGTTGATGATTCAAAGCATCAACGATATCCCAACCATATTGAGAAGGGTAGTCAAAGATGTTAGGTGAGCAACCCCAGTAAAGAAATGCGGGGCTATGGAAGTTGACCAAAACACCATCCAGGTCAACGAGGATTGTTTCGATAATCGTCATACAGAAATTCCAATGTTCCTTCGAGTTCTTGTTTTGCTTCATCATACTTCTGTTTCCAGTAGCAACGCCAGTTGCAAGGCTGGAACAGCTTATCATACTCTTCCTCAGTGGCGGCTGTTATGATCCAAATTGGACAGCCAAACTTTTCCCAGATGGGCCACTTCCATCTCTGAGCTTTGGTAAACTCGTACTTCCCTGGGTTCTTTAAATCAACCCACCGCTGTCCATATTGTGGGTGCATGATAAAAAGGTCAGGGATACCCACCTGCTGCCCGCGATTGGATGCGCCTGATACGCCAATCATCCGTTCACAGTGCCAACCCCGCTCTTCCAGGAACTGGATAAATTGAGCCTGGATCTTTGCTTCGGGGCCTTTGCCGCCCCGCAACTTTAGGGGGTTCATTCCTTTTCCCTTAGCGTCAACACGACATCTGTGTCCCATACCGGACTAGGGGGAAGAGTAGATAACTCCCCTCTCTTAAAAGGGGTTTCGATCGTTCCAGTAAAACTAATATCGACCCCTTCTACTTCCACATCGTCAATGATCATGACTAAGTTAGGATCATGATCTTCTAGTACTGCCTTAAAATCCTGCAAAACGTTGATAAATTCACTCAGTTTCATTATTGTGCCTTTTCAGTTGGGGCATAAGCAAAAGGCTCTTTGAAGCAATCAATATCTCCGTGTCTATTAAGGGCCATATCTTCATAAGGACTAAGAAGGCGACGTTCGATCTCGGCCGCTGAGTCTTTGAGAGCGCCAACTGCTGCGGACAGAGAATGATAGTCCCACCCTTCATAGGGCTTCAAGGCCCCGAGGGCCACGCGAGTAACAGTATAGTTCACATCGTCTTTTCTACCTTCTATAGAACGGAGACGTTTCACTAGGCCATCAATGATCACATCCAGGGCCACACGGTTGCCAGCGTTAATGTATGTCATCAGCGAGTACTCCAGTAAGCTGCAACTTGTTCATCAGTCATGTGGACGACTTTATTCAAGACTTTCATCATTGATTCGGGGGTAGGTGGCACGTATGTAGTGCCTTCCATCTTTGATGGTAACTCGTAAATCAATCGTCTCAGGATCGCACTTCGGGCCGCATCTTTTCGCATACTGTTCGCGGCTTTCGAGAATTTCTTGTATAAGTTGGGCGGTAGCGACTTTGCTTTCACAACAAAACTCAAATTCATCATCGAAACTTCGTTCAACGGGACAGGTCGACCGTATCCGCTCCCACCGTTCGCAGATTCCCTCACACCGCTTGGCGTAAACGGGGTCAACCCGCTTTGGTTCTGCCACAAAAACATCATCAAACCGGTCTGCTGACCATTGTAACTGTTGTTGCTGATAAATAAACTTTGATAGTTCACTCTCGGTGCACCGGTATACGGGTACTGTGCCTCGCATGTTCCATAGGAAGCGAGCAAAATTAGTAATCCAGTTAAGCATTTCATGATTTCTCCGGTTTCAATACATTTTCAATAGTCATAAGAAAATCGATCAATTCGCCCCTTGGCGTGTGTCTGACGATAGGATAAGACAGGTCACTTTTCTGGGTAGCCAGTGCCACAAGTTGTTTGAGAGTCAATTCATCTAACTGTCGTTTCAATAGCTTTCGTTCTTTAGCATTCATGTTTTCTCCCCCTCAAGGATTTTGTTCAGCTTGGCCCGTTCCTTCACGGCTCCAACCCCTTTGCCGAGGCGGGCATCGAGTCTGGCCAACTGCTCTTTCGCCGAACGATTGAGGCGGGCTGTTTGGTTCTCTTCGATGATCTGACGCTTCTCTTCTTGTCTCTCTTGCCATTTGTTCATAGCATTCTCCGAGATAGGGTTAAAGTTTAGTAAGGTTGTATTGTAAGTAGGCGGGTCCGGACAACCTGCTAAATTGTCCTTTGCCTTCTAGCAGCAAGACCGGGCGATAATCGTGCCCGCCCGCCTACACCGAAGCTCCGGGGGCTGGATTCGAACCAGTAATCTCGTGATTAACAATCACGCGCCTTACCGTTTGGCTACCCCGGAATTCAGAAGGCTGTGTTGTTGTCAATAGGTAAACCACTTAGCCCTAGTTCACCACTCATGGGCACCTTCTGATACTCTGTCCAGTCCTGCCAGTAGCGGTTACTGGACCCTCACAGCGGGCGTTACCCGCCTTTCCTCATTGTTCTACCCTTTCATGTTGTTATGGTAGCGACCCGTGAAGCCGCTTGCCCACAAGCCTCTGGCCTTTCCGGCCCTCGGCAGTTTGAAAAAGCATCTTTCTATACTTAAAGTGTACCACACTTTTCAACTTTGTCAACTACTTTGTTTTCAAATTGTTACGAATTTCTTCAATCTCCTTTCGTACCCGCTTTACCCGCCTTCCCTGGGCACGAAGACCATCCAACAAGAGCCCAAATTGGCTATAGACGACTTTCAAAGCAGCGAATCCTTTGTCAGGGTCGGTATCAGATTCCAAAATGAGAGCGTTAATCTTTGCTGCCTTCATGGTAATCTCTGAATGGCCATCATTCAGGAGATCGATCAAGGCCTTCAGTTGGCGTCTATTGCTTTCATTTGGCATGTTCTTTTCCTTTCTATCTAAATTATACCACACTTTCCAACTTTGTCAAATAAATTTTCAGTCTCCAGTAATCAACAGTTCTTTCCCGATTTTCATGTCCTCGCCGCTTCGATAAGCGGAAGATATGAAGTATTTGAACTCCAGATCATAAATTCTAGCCCAGGAATACAGTTCCAGAATCCTGGGATGATAGTCATAAGTCAGTATCCACTTGTATTCAGCGCGTCGAAGCGCCCTGGCCAGCAGGATATGGTCAGCCATATCGAACGAATGCTTGTAACACTTGGCTCCTGCGTCTACATAGGGTGGGTCGACGAACATGAGGTTGCCTGAGCCACACCCGCCTAATACTGCCTCATAATCTACGCATGTTAATAACGCATCACACAGGCGATTGTGGGCCCTCCTGAGCGATTTGCAAATACTGGTAGGATTCCACCGACAGTCGAATTTCCATTTCCCTGTCTGATTCCTACCCCCAACTGGGGAGCCTGACATCTCCCCCATGTTCGAATAACTGATCTTGTGGATGATCAGTTTCTCTAACCCTCGCTGAACTACCCCTTCTCGGGAAGTTGGTCGGCCGCCACCTTCCAGCAACTTGTCCCTGAGTGTGTAGAAGTCCTCGGCCTTTATTCTGGCATCCATGACAGCGGCTTCCAGGTCATCTATGTAGGAGATAATGGACCGCCACAAGCAATACAGGTCGGGATCGATATCATTCAGCCATACCTTTTCGATGTTGCATGACAGCGAGAATGAGGCCCCACCGCAGAACGGCTCCACAACCTGGAGATATTTACTCAAGTCCAGATCGAGAACCTTCATGATATGCTTCACTGCGCGGCTTTTACCACCTGGGTATCCAAAGGCCGGTTGCATACAACCTCCAATCAATCAGTTTCATCATATTTCGATACTTCATTAAATCTTCGGACAAGCTCTTTTGGTATCCAACTTAGTGGATCCCACCCAGGAGGTGGAGCAGTCACTTGGTGGGCTTTGGCGAACACAGTAAGCATCTCAATCATCCAATCCTGCCGTCCATTCCGATAGCCTTTTTCGTATGCCTCGTCGATCAAGCCTCGTGGGGACATTATAAGTATCCTCCGGCTGCCCCGTCCTCATGGTTTGAGAATTCGGGTAGTTTATCGATCTCTTCCAGCTCCTCTATGTCAATGGGAGCTACATAGGGTTCATCGTCATCAGCGCCCGTTGTGATGCCGTGTGGGCTAATGTGGACTTGTTCCGAATCCTTAGCGCCTTTCTTACCTGCCCAACTTTCCATGCTGGTGACCCATTTCATTCCAATTAGTGGCACTCTGTCACGGTATGACTCAACAACCTGCACCACAATATCAGTTGCTTTCTGCACGTAGTCAGGTCGCGTCACGCTCAACACCTCATCGTGCACATTGAGCGGAGCAACAATCCACGGACCAATGCCCCAGGGTTGCAAATCCCAGATATGACGTTGCAGATCCTTTGTTATCATCGCTCCCGGAGACTGGATCAAGTGGTTGTTGGCCGCGCGAATGTTGGCTGCCTGGATCTGAAAGGCTGCTCCGTAGAGGGCGGAGGCTACCGCGCCTGCTGGAGTCTGTTCCCTGTCCCGACGAATCACGGTAAAATCATACCTTTTCCAATGATCCGGCACATTATGCGCCAGATCAAACAATGCCTTAGCGATCTTGTTCTCCAGAGGAAACCAGCGACGAAATCCAAGGAATGTCTCAACATAATCCTTGGGCTTCTTGTATGTGATCACTCCTGTTCCAACTTCTCCATGCTGTTCAAGGGCTGCAAAATCCTTGGCTACTTTATCACGCGCGTTCTTGATGCCAGGATATCGCTTCTGTAGACCGTCAAAGGCCCTCTCCGCAACTGCCTTGTCAATCGCAAGTTTCTTGTTGATCGTATTGGCATCACCCCCATAGAGCGTAGCGAAGACAGCTTGCTTGCCACGGGTATACATATCCACATCCCCACCGTCCTTAAACCCTTTGGACGCTTTGATTTGCGTCTCAGACTTGCCAGGATATAATTCCTGAGCCATACTTGTATGCAAAGATTTACCAGCAAGCAAGTCTCTCCTGAGATTTTCATCCTTAAAAACGGCATCGGCCAAGGTTACCTCGAAGCCATCAAAGTCCCCACCGCATAGTTGCATGCCTTCCCACTTCAGTGGGAATGCTGAGCGAGTCTCTTCTGAGTGCTTAATTCCCTGGGCATTAAGACCATCTCCACCAGCCATTCGAGATGACAGGGTGCCAATAACTCGGAAGGAAGCATGAAAACGACCTGCCCGCAACAGCTTTTCATACAATTCGACCTCTTTGCCGGCCGCCTTAATGTGCAGGATTTCATTTGCCCGTTGGCTGGCTAACGTCGGTCCAAATAGAAGAAAGCCGCGATTAGCGCATCGAGCACACCCCTCTCCGAGACACCTAACACATAATTCGCCTCCTGGCTCAATCCCAGTGCCTTCGCAATGTGAACATGGTCTCTCCAACCCATCATCGCCAATCTGTGTTTTAGTTCCTCCGCAATGAATGCATTCCATGTCTGACGTAAAGGCTTTATCGAGGTCTTCCCGTTCGACAATCATTCTATCTCGGATCTTTTCCAGATTGGCTTTCTTTGTTGATTGGTCAATGAGGGTTGCTTCTGAGTCATCCATTACCTCCCGGATGTAACGCTTAACTTCAGTTGGCTTGTTAGGATTTACTGGAGATGCCGCAAACACCTCTTGGGATTTTCGAAGTAGTTCGGTAACCTTTTCAGTGTCAACAACGAATCCATGCCACCTGACTGCTGCCACCATGCAGGCGAGCACCGAGTCGTTATCGCTTTCTTCTGGGAACTCGAAATATTCATCGAGCAAGCGGGTGTAAATAACGTCATATCTTGCGTAACGGCGTGCTTCTTCATTCGTTCTCCAATGTTCAATGTGTTCATGAATAATCTTTGGCCAGGCGCGACCTATACATTTTCCTTGTTTGTCAAATACTTTCCAGTCAACATCTTCTCCCCCGGGAGACGCACCAAGGGCAAATGGGGCATAGCCTATCTCAGCGAGCTTGTGAGACGTTTCTGGATACACGTCCTTGAATGAGTAGAACTCTGGATCCAAACCAAGACAATGCTCGGCAAGATACTTCAGAGCACGAGCGGGTCTGAATTTAAGAACCACATCCTTGAATGCCGGATCTACCTCATCATCCTTTCCTTTCTTGATTCGATCGTAGACACCCCAACGTGGGGCATTCTTGTTCTTCCGTTTGGCGAACAAGATGCCATCCAACTCGATACGTTCTTCCAGCTCAGCGGCCAGAAGATGCGCGAGTGCGGTCGGAACCTTGTTCACCTTCACATCATGGCGATCCATGAGTGATTGAAACTTTCCCTTCCGGGAATGCAACATCAGACACATAACATCTTTTGGCTTCAAGCAGGGACCGTCTCGGGCTTCCTTCTCTGCTTCCGCCAGTTGTGCAACAGGGATACTTGCTGGGATAGTATTTCCACCATACTTCTCTCGCAACAATAACCAAGTGTTGTAGATCTTACAGAGATGGAACCAGTCGAAAACGGCATTGAAGAACACACACGTCCCCCCTGTGAACTGCTCGATCAGATCAAGGGTATCCTTGATTGGAACATCCCATAGATTGTGCAGGTGAACTTCTCCATCCTCGTATGCCCACTGTACTAGCACCGCCAGACCGTGAAAGCCCACAGACTCCACATCTATGTAATATGCGTTCTTTCGAAACCTCAACTGATTGTCTCTCCCATGTAATACACATAAGGCATCTTGAACTGGTAATTGATCAATGTGCTTTTCTGGCGGTTAACCATTTGCAAGTCCAAGCCGGGCCACGGCCTCTTATCTTGTAAAGTATACTCTCTGTGAAAGGGTGTGTTAAATTGAAAAGTGATATTCTGTCCTTCATACGGAACATGCTTGAATGGAAACAGAAATCCATCAATTGGGCCCCCAATGATTGGGTAGTAATAATTACCCACTTGCCTAAATAGAACTTCTACTCGTACTTGTAATTCTCGCCGGCTATCATCATATTGAATAATGACGCGTGTTGGTACGTTTTGTTTTTCATTTAATAGGAACTGATGATCACCAACATCATTATGAATAATGAGAGGCCAGAATTCAACAATATAATATTTGTTGAATTCTTTCAACATCGCTTCAACGATTTTATTCAGGTAGTCTTTGAGGACTCGCCCAGCGTCCCACATAAGGTCATCATCGATAACGAATGATGCGCTTAGCTGAGTCTGGAATGGACTTTCCTGCCACACTGTTGGTGTGCGAACCTCGCAGTCAAGAAGTGTTAGTTTACGCAAAGGTTGTTCAATAAATTCAAGCCATTGCTGTTCGCTAATCATAGGATTACCCCTTCATACATTCTCTGTGATGTCTCTGATGTCATCTAAGGCTTTGGACAACTCTTCTTGGCGTTCTTTCAAATAATCAACTTTATCCTTCAAGCCTCTTACTTCACTTTCCAAATCTTTCTTTTGTCTTTCCAAAGTTGCACACTGTTTTTCCTTCCGATATAGCCTATTCTCTACAAATATAGCTCTGTTCTTAAATTTGTCTTGAACAATCCACATACTAGTCAGTAGAATAAAAAGTAAAACAAAAGGAATAGCCGATAAAAGAATGGTAATCATAGGTTCACCTCTTCATCTAACATGAACTCTTCAATAATTTTGACTAACTTCTGTAGAGGAAATTCATTCTTGTCAAGACGCGTAATTTCGGAAGACTTTCCCCATGGTTTTAGAACAATGACAAAACCCTTGAAAATGTTTAGTTGTAAAACCTCTTTATACTCACATCCGTTTCGACTATATTTTAACGTATTGCCAAGCAATACGAAATTTGGCAGTTCTTTACAGAAATCGTATATCTCATTTAATAGTTTCCTTTTGAACTCTCGAAGTTCCTTTTCCTTTTCTTCTCGCCGAACATAACGTCTCTTCAACATATCGTAAATGGTGCTCATTATTAAGCTCCTCTAGAAGTTGTATGGTGTTGGAGGCGTCGGAATAACATTCTTCCCATTATACATATCCGTTAAAGTCTTTACACGGTGTGTGTGCCACTTTACATATTCTCGCAGTTCATCTAATTGGCTGTAATTAGGATCATATTTCTCAATGGTTAGAATAAGGGCATTAACATATCGAAGAAACTCGTTAGCATAAGCGAGACGATATTGATCCTTTGTCTTAGTGGAAACATGATACTCCAGTCCATTTGCATATGCTGTGGCTTCATCTAAGACATATAATGGGGAGTCATTCCATCCCCTCTGCTGCTCGACAAGGTATCCTTTGTAGAGAACTCCTCGATCCTTTTGAGGCACCATCTTTGCGACTTGTCTTAGTGTGACATTGGGCTCGTTAAAGATCACATACTTACCATGCATAACGTAGAAAGCATTATCATGGGCAAGGGTAGAACATCGAATGTCACTGTTTACTTGGTGGGTCAGTTCGTGAACCCAGTTACCTGGATCGTCTTCATTCCGCATTGGATTACCAGCATGGGCATGGCGCTCCAGATCGTTGATCATCCACCCAAAGCCTTGGTCCTTCAGATTCGGTCGAACCTCCGGATAGGTTTTGAAAGCTGGTGCAACAAGCAATAATGTAACAAGTAAGTATCTCATTCTTTCACCTATCTAAAGTATACCACAAATTTCTGAGAAGTCAAGAAAAAAGCGGGGAACCACAAAGGGAACCCCGCTAAGTAACTATTTTATCAATCAGTCATTGGCAACGCTTGGCAACGCTGCTCGAATCGCGACACCAATTGTTTCATCCTCATTGACAATAGCATCATGTGCCAATGCAGCCTGGAGAGCAGGGGATACTGAAAATGGATTATCCCCAAGCTCATAGTCACTTGGGACAGCAACTTGACCTTGATACGGAAGTGTTCCGCTAGGACGAAGAACATCCAAATGGAACAAAGCGGCTTCGGCTGGTCGATTTCCTGTCCCCACAACACCTTCAGTAACTGATGGTGCTGCAACATCCATGTCTACATTTGCCGTGGTGACAATCATCTGGTATCCATTAACGGTGGCCCCGTTAGCAGTCAATGTCAAAGCATTACCAGAAATAAGTCCAGCACCGCTTGCCGCCACATCTCCAGCGTTATAAGTAGCTCCGATCACCTCTCCAGACAGAGCGGAATCGATCGACGACTGTACAGTAGCAACTGCTGCATTAAACGTAATATTACCAGTAGTAACTTTCACTCCAGCCTTGGGAAAGTTCATGGTAATTGTCAAATTCCCAGTTGATCCACCATTAGCGGCCACAACTGAGTTGGCCGAAGCCTGCAAGTATGGACTTGCCAAGGTAGGGTCTTTTGTGAGAGTTTGAAGATCCAACAATTCATGATAGACATGCTGATTAGCTTCTCGGCTAATTACTTTCGTGTCTGCCAATACCTGAGCGATGACACCTGACATAGAAATTCCTCCTTATGAGGGTTAGTGAATAGTAGACTTATTGATCAGCTTTTATCTGGTAGGACAACACTAAAAAAGACTCGCAATGCCAAGAGAAGGAGTCCAGCCTGCCACCATAGAAGGAGGGGAAGATGTGTGCCAACATTTGGCACAACAAAAGTGTTCCACAAGTAGGCGAACACCAATCCTAACAGTGCATAAACTCCCAGATTAAGTAAAAGCAACACAAAGACAACAATCATCATTAGAACAAAGGCGGACATGCCTGTAATCCCTACTTTTGCCAAATCTGACGAATTAAGTTTGACTTTCATACATTCTCCTTTAGAGAGCTGTGACCTCATCCATCATGTCAATGTGATATCGACGGGGTCCGGTCTTTTCGTAATCGCAACACAGCTTCACTGGAAGCCGCCAAGTAATACCATACTTTGAATTCACACCATGGATCAACTGAGACGGCTCAGTGTAACCACCCAATGAGTTGTAGGCATAAGCATCGCTAGCGAGCCATGCACCGTTGATAATCATCTCACCATTGACCTCAGTGGTGCTGCCAGGGCGATGGAAGTGACCACAACAATAATATCGAACTGGCACACCAGCACGAACGTTGTCGAGAGCCATCAAACGATGACGCCTCTTCTCCAACCCATACCAAGGGATGCCGAGGCTAGATCGGATATCATCACCATGGAAAATATGAAAGCCAACGCCATCAATGTTAACATTCGCTGAGAATGAATTCGGAATGGTGAAGTTGATGTTTGCAACATCCTGCAAGTAAAGCTGGGCCGTCTTAGCAATCAGATAGTCCCAGTTATCATGCGCGCCAAGGTAGTCTTTCTTCTTTGAGCGCCGGCCATGGTTCCCTGGAACGTAAATGATATTCACTTGCTCGAAATATGGGGCGAGGTCACGATACATCAGCGAGTGTAATTGTCCGATAGCGATCGCATTCTTGAAAGCGTTGCGGAAATAGGATCTCGCCGTATGTCCATGAATTTCACCACTGGTGTGGTCACCGTAAGCGAGCACCGTGAGCGAGGGGAAATTGTATTGTGTTCCAAGTGTCTGCTGGGTCCACTTGAGCGTGGCGTCAACATACCTCTCGGCCCTACACATCGAAATCGGAAAGTCATAAGTCTCTAACCCTCCTGTGTCATCTGGAGTAACAATCTGGTCATGATGTCCGTCCGACAAATGCATAACCAAATGCTCCGTGATCTTACCCTTGGTCGAGAATTCACGACGGGCAGGTGGCAGTGCTCGGAAGGGCTTGATTTTATTCTCAAGTTCATCCGACATGGCTTGAAACAAGCCCTGGGTTTTCGCCATATTTTTCAATTGTCGATTAGCCAAGTTGCGCTCAGCACGGAGATGTTCGATCTCAGATCGTAACTTGAAAATGTAGGCTTCATTATCATCCATTTCCATCTCAGCCCGAACCTCTTTGTGGACTCGACCACAAGCAATGTCACTAATATTTGATCGAGAACATCCATATTTATTAGCGATCTCTTGTTGCGTGAGCACTTTGGCTGAGAGGTCATTCTTAATCCCTCTTACCTGTTCTTCATTCAACTTAGTCATTCGTCTCTCCAATGAGTTTGGTTTCTGTAAAGGGGTGATGGGCAAAAATGTAGTCGATGGCTTGCAGGAAATAGTCACCTTTGAGTGTGAATAGGCATTCCTTGAGATCAATGCTAACAAGATGATCCCTCTGGGCCTTCAATTTATCAGGGTCCATGATCAAGTCTGCCACCCCGTTAACAAAGTCACGAGGTGATGTGTAATTGTTCTCGGACATATCAATCTGATCGTTCAGCCACATACCCGCCCGGTTATAGAATCGATCTCCCACAATTGTGAGAAAGGGAATGCCAGCCCACAAGGATTCAATCAACACATTATAACATCCAAACGGAAAACTGTTAAGAGCAAAATCATTCTTTTGCATTTCCCTCATGTAGTCATAATATTCCCAGTCAGTGTGCAACTTTGCATTTGGTATCAAGTGAGAAATCTCAGCAGCCAATGACGGGAGGCAAGCATAACGATGAACGCCAGGGCTAGTGAAGAAATGAAACTCAACCTTCGGGGTATCGGAATTCACACTACGTCGAGCCACCTCATTGTTGATCTCGGCAATAACTTCCAAGAGAGTTCGATTATATTTATCCGGGCCCCACACACAATTGATTCGAACAACACCATCGTCAATGTAGTTGTCTTCCCTCGGTGCAGTTGGCCACGCGGGCGCTTGTGCCAAGCCAGGAATGCATACCCGAGTTTCCGCATATGCAGTGTCCGCATCCTTTTCAACGTCTCCACAGATGAAGTAATCAATGCAGTTATTTGCACCCGTGGTATCCGGATGGCCATAACCCACAGCTTGGATCGGAGCAATCCTTGCATTTGACAGCCAGATGGATTCGTCCGACATCCCAACATCCGGGAAGTATACCATGTTGAAATCATTCTCCGCCATCTCATCTGGTATCACCAACCCACCTTCCTCAGTGAAGTAGCACTTGTAGACATTGTCAAAGTAATCCTTCACAATTGTATCAGGATATTCCTTACCAGTCCAGATAAGAGTAAGCTTGTACTTATCCTTCAATTGCTCCACAAGAGGCCCTGCCGATTTATACACCGCATGATTGCGATGCCAACGACATGTGACAATGGCAATATGTTTCTTGCCAGCGGAAGGAGTGTTCTTGAACTGAGGAACCCCTGCCCTTTGGATAGCATCATTTATCTTGCTCTTCACGGCCAGAGCAGCCTGGGGGTTGTGATAGGTACAGGTGAAGTATGGCGCGGTGATGTGCTGGTTCGCTATTGTATATCTTTTATCCATAGAAGAAAGATGCTTGTAAATGTTCTTCTGGATCAATCTGGTTGGCGTACCTGTGCAGGCCATGTATATTCCAAACCATAATGAAGCAACTTGGGGATTGAGATCGAATAATTTCTCTTGATCAATCTGGAATTTGCATCGCGGGTTCTGTAGGAATAAAACCTTGATCAGATTATTTTCCTGAAGCATCAGGTTGCGCAGTTCGGCATCCGTAGTTTCGTATCCAGTGACAACTACAAGGTGCTGGAATATATGACCCACCTGGATCAAGTTCACAGCCTGCCTGCCTTCTGGATTAAAGTTGGGGGTTGTAACAACAGCTAAAGCCATCTGGACAAACTCATTCAGCTCATTGATACCTTTGGCGCTGAACATCTTGTAATGATGCCCTTCAAAGAAAAAGCAATACTCGACGATCGCATCCCAAATCCGAGAGTCGCGAGCGGCGATGCCACGCAGCCACGCATCACGATTTACCGTAGGTATGCTCTTCTGCCAATCTTTTGGCCAGTTAATATAAGAAGCTTTCTTCGATGTCCGCTTCTTCATCTGTCTCAATTGCTTTTGTCGTTTCTTAGTTGCCAAGAGGAACCTCTTTGAATTCACCGTTTTGAAACTTCAGTAACCTACGACAAGGAATATCATTTCGGGTAATCTCTCGTGCAATATCATCCGCGCGCCACGAAGTTGTAGCGATAATAGTTCGAGGGTCACCTTCAAACAATCGTGTTGGGGGTAAGATTTGGATGCGAGTGCCGGGAACATACATTCCCCATTTATTGTTATGTGAGTCAACCACGAGAGCGTCATCTGGCACGCCGATCTTTCTCAAGAACATGGCAGACTTTCCAGCCCCGCCCCAATAAGCGATGCTGTCATTGTTATCCAGTATCCATGTCTTGAGTTCACTAATACGGGCTTCAATCATCTTATACCTCGCACAGATGATATCCACATCGTTCTGATCATCTGACCAGAAATTAACGGAAGCCACCAACACTTCGCCGCCATAGCTTGTTTTGATATACTTATCGACCGCCCCACAACGTTCCAATAACTTACGCAAGCTTTTCTTCGTGAAATGGTGAGGATGTTCATATGTCCAGTCTTCAATCCTCCCATTCCTCAGTGCTTTGTCACAACAAGGAACCTCAATAACCATCTTGAGAAATACGCATTTATTCGATGCAGCGATGATTATATCTTCCAAGAAGTCGCGAGGTTTTTCAATGTGTTCCAACAAATGTCGCATCACAATTCCCACACACGGAATTGGTTCATCATGATCAGGGATATGAAACGAGGGGTTGAAGTATCCCCGAATATGCTGAATACCCAATTCCTTAGCTGCGATGGCAGAATCTAATGATGGATCAACTGCCAGCTTAACTCCGTTTGTTTTTACGCTATCAAGAAATGAGCAATCCCCAGCACCAACTTCGATTAGCAAGTCAGCGTGCATCCTCTCGACTTCATTTCGAACACCAATTACATGTTCCCTCCAACCTTCACCGTTATTGTACATGTAACAACCGTTGGTGTAACATATATTGCTCGGATCAAAATCAATATTGTATACGTGATGGCATTTGTGACAGATAGCAAGGCAAATTGAATGTAGATGTAAGCTACCAGAAGCAGTAGGAGTGGACTTCAATTCAACAAGGGATGTTGGTTGATAACCCATATTGAGCAAAGGCCCAACATCTTTCGAATGGCAAGCTGGACAATACAAACTCAACGCATGCTCCTCTCTTCTTCATCAGGGTCATTATCAAAATAGACACCTTGAGAATCCGCCGAGATATCATTCAAGGGAACAACATGATCATAATTTGTAATAACGAATATCTCCGCATCCTCATCATAGAAAGATAGTTCGTCAACAAGATCCTTAACTCTCACAGTACACCTCCACTTCTTCATCCTCTGGGATAATAGTCAGGTGGTCGCCACATAATTCGGAAGCATGCCTCGCAACTTCTAGTGAATATGGTCCAACATATTCCGGCTCGGCTAGTCCAACCCCGTAAGCATCACAATATGCTTTCATTGTATTGTAACAAAGAACTTTCGTGGGGATAGGCTCATCAAAATAACCACCATTAAATTCAATAAATTCCATAATGGCAACATTACCATCACTATCAACAGTGGCTCCCAACGCAATTTCGTTTGGCAAATATTTATCTAAATCAGTCAGCATGAGTGCCAAATTCGATTCACCAAGACAAAAATTATTATCACCACTGTAATAAGTCTTTTCCAATTTGTAAGTTGCAATAATTGCACATCTCATAATTCAATCTCTTTCAGTTCGCTCAAGGTCATTTGTTCTAGCCGACGGTTGTCACGCAATACTTCGAGTACTTTACGATCGCTCCCCAGGTGGATGAGATCAACGATTACAGCACCTTTATTCGTATCCATGCCAGGACGGTGAATACGTGCCTCAGCTTGCATACGAGACTCAGGCTTGAAATCATTTGAATAAAACAAAGACATTCGTGCCTCAGTCAAAGTGAGCCCCATGCCGCCAGACTCAGGGTGCGCTACAAAAACAACGCGTGGATTGTGTCTGGTATCAGACCAATAATGCAAGGGTTTAACTGATTTAGCAGTCGGATTGTTCCCATCCGCTCGCAACACTTTCCAGCCACGACCATCCACCCTCACAACATCCCATTGTTGTTTATGGCAAATATTTACAATTCGATCAATTGAACCTCGAAAGCCAGCAAAGATAACAAACCGGCCACAGTCTTCATTTTCCTCTAACAGATCTCTTACGGCCTGCTCTTTCGGGCAACGTATTTCCTTGGTCGTGCGGACCTTATTTTCGACTTCCCCAGTCCCACCGCAACGCTTGCACGTTTTCATACGCTTCTCGTATTGTTCGCCTTCATCCTCCCACTGTTCGCATTTCCCCAAACCCTTACAAACTGGGCATTGTTTCGTCGGATGATCGGGATCAACTTCGTCACGATACTGGAAGCCATCGGACAATTCTCGAAGCCATGTGATTCCCTGGATTGCGGTGGTAGCCTGACTCAACAAAGCTTTGGCCACCCTCCTGATCGTTGTGCTTGGTTTCAATACAACCTCTCGGTATTGAAGCTCGGGAAGATCCCAACAATCCCGCAGCGCCAGTGGCAGAACTAAGCCATCCAAGCGCTTGCCCAGGAAAGCCACTTCATTCTTGGAGGGTTCCCAAGGATGGTTTTCTTCACCCAAGGCCATCGGATCATCATCGTGATTTGGATGTGGTATCCGGTTTCCATCACAGTCCAACTTCCAACGCCCTAGTTCAGGGATGTCATCAGGATCATTCTCCAGCCATCGATACTGACCACAAATATTGCATCGCTCTTCGTCATCTCGCCACGCAACTGGTTGCCAAAAGGTTGAACCGTCGATTGTTTTTGGGACAAATATTCTTAGCCTGTGTTCAAATGCCTTAGCCGAGCCCTCTTTAACAAAGCCAGGATAGCATATCTCACATTGTCGCCACCAATCAACTGGTTTCTTTGGTGCTGGGGTTCCAGACATGAGAATTACATAACCATTCCAGCCATATTCATTACGAATCGCATCAGCAAGGGCTTGCGCCGCTTTGCTTCTCTGGCTAGTGGCTCCCTTGAGCCGAGATGATTCATCGAATACTACTCCCTGTGGCGCAGGGTCACCGGGCTTCCAATTGGACATCTTAGTTGTCAGACCTTTGTAAGTCATTAACTCAGGGGTGAACCTGAGCCCCCACTTAACAAATTCCAAATCAATGGCATTCAAGCCAGACCGTGGGGCAACCCACCACCAGTTTGAAAACCCGCTCCGCTCCAAGACTTCAATGGCCGCAAGAGTCTTGCCACAATTATGAACAATAAAACCATCAGCAACAAAATTATGATAAGGATCAGACATCACGAGATCAAATACATGTTCCTCACCAAATGGTTCTACACTTACAACAGTATCAAGTTTAGGCACAAAGAATACCCGTCCTCTGCCACCATCCAATCTTACAAATCCTTTATCCTTTCCGTGCTTAGTAGCGTGTGTTGAAGAAGTCATAAGTTGAAGATTTTCTATTCGGTTATCATATTTCACCTTATTCTTATGGTGTACTACTTCATCAATAGTTAAATGACGACCAAGACACTTCTCCATAACCAAAATATGCTCATAAACACCTCCAGTAGTCCATCTGGGATGTTTACCTTTCAAACCACCTACTCGAACGTATCCATCTTTATCAACCCAAGTGCCATTAGTAAGGACAGTATCTCCAGGCTTCAAACTTCCAGCAGGGAGACATGTAACTTCATCCACATAAATCTCATGATCTGGCGTACATACTAAAGTCTTACCAGATTGGAGAGTTACTTTTACTACCTTCCTAACACCTTTGTCTAATACGTCCACTAGACGATGTAATCCAAGTAGACCGTCTTTCATCGAACGAACAAAAGTCGGAATAGATGAATCCCAGCTCTTTTGATATAATTTACCTTTGTGATCTTTCTTATGTTGCCATTTGTCATATAACTTGGCCAAAGTAATCTTGAATCCTTTGCCTGCTCTGTTACAATCCACAACAGCGCTTCCACTAATGCACCCCATCTCAGCCGCAAGGACTTTATAATGGTATGTAAGGCAGTGGTTGGCCATCAGCTCTTGGTGAGCACGTAGGGGCCTCTCATAGATATACTTCTCAAGTGGACGCTCCCACCATGCATAGGGATTGCCACCAGTAAGAAATTCCAATTGGAAATTGTTACGGGTGGTATCAAGTGCAGACCATACCTTCCTACCATTGCAATACCCCTCCTCTGGGTTTAAATGGCCATGCCAGCGATATCCTTGCATCGCTTTGATTTCTGGTCGCAACGAGAAAGGGGTCTCAAGTTTATCTTCGCTCTTGAAGAAATAAATACGGCCAAACTTCCGATCAATCGTGACCGGAGTTTTGACCCATCGTTTCTTACCGTTGACAATTTTATCCGTCTCACGAAGTATCTTGAGATTTTCCATATCTAAATCACAGTCCTGTTAAACAGTAACTACATATCCATCCCTAATATCAATACAATCAAACTCATCTAGTAATCCAAGCATTGCCCATAAACGATTCTCACAGAATTTAGGGTTAGGATGATATGTGACAAATCGCTGAAGGTCAACAGGTTGGACTGGCGAAAGCTCCTTAATGTGTTCAAGAAGTTCTCTCTCATCATCGAATTCAGACAGAAATTGTTTTTTTGTTAGTTTTCTCATACTTAAAGTATACCATACAAAAAAGGAATTGTCAAGTTATCTACCACCAAGAATAGGAGCACCAGGAGGAACGTACGCACCTGGATCAATGGCTCGTAATCGTCCCTTGAAATCAACAGCCCAATTATTAGCATGGGCATCTGCCGGCCGTACTTTATTACCAACAGCTCTCTTGATGGTCTTATCGATAGTAGCACTTCTCAAATAAGAATAACCTCCATGGGATCGAGCAGCCTGGGCAAGTTGATTAGATACTGAATTATGTTTAGCCCCTATTCGATAAGCTGTTTCCCAAACTTTTTCCTTCATTTCCACAGCCGAACCACCATATTTCTTTATCCAATCTGGATATGCCCCAGCCTTACCAAGATAGTAAGATGGCGGTGGTTCCCCAGGACCATATTGAATACGAATCACTCGTGATTCGCTCCAATTCATCACTAGACCTTCAGCACCGTTGTTGATATAAGTGGCTCCTGGATTGTTTTTAACCAATTCACCTATTTGTTGTACACTGTCAATACCATGGGATCTTTCCATTTTTCGAATAACTTGACCTGGAACACCACGATCTCTCAATACTTGAGTAGCTTCAGCATAAGGCAAATTACCAGAAACTTTGGGGGCACCTTTCGAACCAACCTCGACAATCCCATTGACGATCTTTCGATTGGCGTTTGCTACCTCGGGAATATCTTCATACAACTTATCAATCGCCGCTGCATTTCCAGATAGCATCGTCTCCATATTTTTCGAGGCCAATGCCATTTGACTAGGGCTCTCTTTATAAATCTGGCCCTCAGCCGCAGCTTTGGCATCAACCGCTGCCGCACTAACTTGTTCTGCTGCTGCGCCACTACCTGCACCCCCGCCTACGCCACTACGTGATCGACTAAGTCGACCACCGCCGCCTCGACCACCGCCGCCGCCGCCTCCACCTCTACCCATTTCGTGCCTCATTTCTCGCATCGCGTACGTGGACCCAGTCATTCCTCTCACACACTTTAGCAGTCAAGGGACCCCCACCGTAGACAAGGAAACGAAGAGGTTGCCAAAGTGAATGACGACGGGCTATCATAGCATGTCGTTCTAACGTATCCAATCGCAGATCATTGGCTGCTGTAGCATAGGAGCACCAACCTTTCGGCACTCCTTCCATGTTCAAGTCTTCCCACTTTTTGGGGACGCTTAGATCGACAAAACAGCCAAGTCCTTTCTCCTGCCAATATCGTGCCATCCATCGCTTTTGATAAATGCGATAAAGAACAACAGAATAAGGCATTTGTTCATCGGTGGAGAAGTTGGGCTCAACAAAATTGATCGCCTTGGTATTCAGGATAGTATCAGGCTTCTTCCACAAAGTCGAGAACTTGTAATCATCGACATAGAAATGCCATGTCCCCTGGAACTTAGTTTGTCGCGAAACACTACCCCAACCCCGAACAGGCAAGTCAATGAAGTCAGCCTGTCGGCCCTCCATCAGAATAGGAACTTCCAGTAATGCAGTGTGTGGAAAGATTGCATCTGGTACATCGGTCATTTGTGATACTCCAGCAAAAAAGTATGATCTTTGCGCTCTATTTTATTGGCTTCGAAGATTGGCGCAAGACCTAATTTATTGAACTCACCATAGATTAGATTGAAGATATGACGTACTTCGCGACTCGCAGTTTAAGAACAGCCGCGTAAGATTGCTTGCTTCCATTGAATTAAAGTTCCCGCGACAAACGCAACACTAATACCTCGCTCCACTGAATCCACCATAATTGTTGGCATCCCAGCTATCTCCAGCACCTCAGCCATATTGTACTCAAGCGCCCCTATAATGAAGCCTGCATGGAAAAGATCGATGTAAGGGAGTGTAGCCGATGCCGAGGCTTTGATATGAGGATCTTTTATTGCACCTACACATAACATATGGTGGAGAGGTGGATTTGAGTCAATGCTGTCAGCGGGTTCGCTAATACTTCGCTCCAACCCCTGTCGAGTAATTGGCAGTAACTTATGCAAGTCCAGAGAAGAGAATTGTACTAATGCAACGCCACTCATTCTTTATTGATTCCTAGCCATTTGTAATCGTAATCCAGAAGGGCGGCTGCTGGATTGGGGCCTCGACCGACCAACATTGGATTACCCGAAGTATCCTGTCCCCAGGTGGCAACCCATTCCAAACCATCATGCCTCAAAATCGGTACGTAAGTCCGGTGAGGCATATTCTGATTGTTCGCCATTACCAGCTCCGCTTCCGCTTTCTTTGTTTTTGCTTCTGCCTCTAATTGCATCTGAGTCAGGCATAAAGCCATACTCTTCGTGAAACTCTGTTCCAGCTTTGACAGAGTAGAGGGCGGCATACATTGCAGCAACGACTGATTCAACTGTTCCTTCTCTAATAGGCCATTCTGACCAGAGTGTATCACCACCAGCCCGTATATGAAGGATTCCATTTTTGATAGTAATTTGAAAAGTAGTTTCATGGAGAGCACACCAATTCAATACGGATACTAGATTTTGTTTAGCCATAAAGATTCCAAAATAAACCCTGGAGCATCCGAAGATGCCCCAGGGAATCGGGAGGGAGAATGAGGGTTAACGAGCGCGATTGGTTGGTGCTTCATCTTCAGCAACAACTTCATCGCCTGTCTTGTCAGGGTTCTTGAACTTGTAAATTTCCTCATTGATTAGCTCGATCGGAGGAATGCTCTCAGGCGCGAAAGGCTCGGAACATTTCGTTACCACGGGAACGTGGTAACCAAACCCCTTTGGCTTGTAACGAATCGAGAGTGTGCAAGGTGTTCGGCTAAGCAAGAAAGGCTTGAGTTTACCAGCCTCTTGGCGCCCGGACTTGTTCGAAAAGAACAATTCGTACAGCTTTCCAGTGCTTCGTTCCAGGATCAGGAATGAGGGCCCCCACATACAGCCAGAGGTTGTCCCATCAGCCGGCTTAGGCTGATTCTTGATCCGCTGGAATTCCGGATCATTCTTATCATACACCGCGATGATGTTTTCCTTATCGGAAACGTCTAGCGCTTTGGGCCGACCTTCCAATGGAATGACATCGATTTTGTTTCCCAGGTCTGTAATGTCTTCTCCCCCTGCCAGAGGAATACCCCAATTTCCCGGGCTAATCTTACCGGTGTTGACATATTTGCCCTTCGAAATAAGTTGGATCCGGGGAAGGAATTCAGAAGCAGTTGCGACCGCATCAATATCATCGATGGTATCTTCGCTAACGGCCGGCAAATTACAGCCGGCAAAAGGCATGAGGGCGTTCTTGTTTTCACTCATTAGTTTCTCCAGTTTCGTTAGTCTTGAAAGTAAGATTCTTAATTAACTCGCGTTGCTTTTGTCTCACTTGATACTGCGTCAAAAATACATTCTTTGTGTCCTTGATATTGGCCTTGCGTTTCTTAACGCTCACAGGATCAATACGCATGATCCAAGCGAGGCAAGCTTTCCACCCCATTTCAGGAGTGTTTGCATTGCACGACGTTAATACTTGCTTGGCAGCCTCGAAAGTTTCAGATTCCCAAATAATGTCTTTGACTCCCCGTAGTTTCGGGGACAATCCTTGTTCTAAATCATTCTCTCTCTGCTGAAGTAAAAATGAGTCATAGTCCCTCTTAATCTCTCGAACACGTTTCTTGAATGGCACTGTCTTCATCTTAGCAGCATCATCAAGAAATGTTTCTTGCAAATGTTCAGGTAACTTAGCCAATTCAATAGCTGATGAGACAGTTAAATTCCCTTGAGTCAACTCATGAACACACTTAGGAGTCAGTCTATGGAGTGATAACATCTGTTGAATCCACGAAGGGTGCTTGTCAACAAGGGCAGCTAAGTCACCAATCGTGTAACCTTCCTTGTTCAACTTTCGTAATCGACGGGAATACTCATATATCTTTGTCTTTGTTGGCCGCACCGCCTGCGCCTTCAACTGAAGAACCAGTACTTCCTCATCAGTAATGTCTCGTATCATACAAGGAAGAGATTTCAGGCCTACCAGTTTGGCGGCTTCATATCTATGTGTTCCTTCAACAACCTCGTACTTACCCATGTCGTCTTCCCCTTTACAAGGACGAACGAGAAGAGGTTGCAAGATGCCATCTGTCCGAATCGATTCCATGAACTCGATAAATTCCTGGTCAGTCTTCCGCACTGGCCTCATCGGCGTGCGTGACGGAATTAACCAGTCGATCGGAATGTGCCGTAAATTATTCGTCATTTTCATTCTACCCCTATAGTTGGACATTTTCAGAAAATGTTGCACGCCGAAAAAAAATTTATTTATTTTTCAAGCCAAGAGGGTGGGTGGGGAGCGGGGAGCCCCAACATTAGTCTCCCGTAGAAAATGAAAAACTTTCGTTTTTACAAAAATTTCTCTGAAAAACCTTGTAACTGCCTCCCCGCTCCCCATCTCCCCTCCCTCTTTTGGATTTCCTTTGACAGTAAGGACTTAGTGGACTTTCCCCCCGAGGGAGGTACTCCCCGATTTTGCCTCTATCTCCCCGCCTCTTTAATCACTTCTGGGGGTGACATCTCCCCAAAGTAACTGACATCAGTTTGACTCCATCCCCCATAGGAAGTAAAAAGAGGGTCAAAATCGGGGAGCCAGCGGGGAGTACCTCCCTCGGGGGGTTGCCGAAAATAATTGACGAAAATAATTCGGCGTTGCAACTTTTGACGAATTTGTCCAACTATAGCCGTAGACGGTCTCAAGATAAATGGAGGAACATATGCAGAATGAGCGTATCTGCGATGCCTACAAAAAACTGTATGAACACCGCGATGATCCGACCAATCCATTATACGGTCATAACAATCCTGAATTGCTTGCGCGCTGGGGTGTAAATCCGTACACCCTCGAAACTCAAATAATCTGTCACCCTGGTGGGGTGCCACTGGATAATGGTAAGTTCGAGGAAGAAGGGGAGATATTCGGCCCGCAGCGATGGCCTTATGATGCCGGGGGTGAGGCTGTTTTCAACAACCCACCGATCCGTTATATTATACGCAACCGCATGAAGGCCATTGGAACTACTTGGTGGGACTGGGTCAACAAACAAAGTATTGGGCTGGGGTTTGACTTCGATTCCCTCATAGGGCATGCTGATGGTGTGGGAGTGTCGGCTGAAGAAATTGACAAGCTAGATAATATTGAAACAGAATGGCTCGAAGTTATTCGGTCTACTCGCGGTAACGGACGGCACATCTATATTTGGTTTCAAAAGCCATATCCTATTACTCTGAATCATCATGAGCACGCTGCCCTCGCGCGATCATATATTCCACTGATTGCTAAATACACTGGCCTCGATATTGAAGCCAATGTAGATGTGTGTGGATCTGTTATGTGGATCCATCATGATAGCGCTACTCCTGATAATCACGGCTACGAAGTAGTCAAACCAATCAAACAAAAGCTGACCGCTGCTCATGTCCCTCCAAACTGGAAGGATAATCTTGAGGTCGTCTCCGGTGGTCGAAGCAAAGTCCGGGTCCAAGGATGGACACCGGACGGCTCACAAACGTCTGGCGATGAGCTGGATGAAATGACCGAGGCATATGCCCGGACGCCGTTAGAAGAAGCTCACATGAAGATTCTGGAAGCCCTTGAACGAACGGGGCACAGTAGTGTGTGGGTTCATGACCATCATCTTTGGCAAGGGCACACAAGAGGTTTGAAAGAAGTCTATGAAGACTTCAAGGAGCGAGGAATCCCATTACGGGGGTTATATGATACCAACTCCCCTGATACAGATCCAGGAAAACCCAATTGCTATGCTCGACCACGCACAGGTGGGAGTTTTGATGTATATCGATTTGGTCAAGGGGTAGAAGAACATCCGCTTTGGGAAACCCATGGGAAGTGGACCACGATTCAATTTAATTGTGATCCAACCTTGCGGCAAGTAGCCGTCTCCTGTGGTGGGTATGAAGCCCCAGATTCCAAGCAAGGATATATCTTCGCGGAATTGGAAGAACTCAATGCTGCGCTATCTTTGCTCAAGTCAAGGATTCGGCCACCAACCCTCAAAGACAAAGACGGTAATGAATTAAAGGATGGCTACGCTAAACGACAGTTGTCTTTGAGAGAAGACGACAAAGGGCGAGTGATCCTTTGTATTCAGAAAACGGCCAAAGATACCACAACACAATTCAAGTATTTTACCAAGTCCTCTCGTGGATGGGAACGAGTAATCTCCGATTCCATTGAATTGTCTGGAGTAGATGAAGAGAAAGTTTTCAATGAATTGGATAACAAAATCCGCTGCTTGAAACTGTGTGGCGACACCGAGCGTTTCGATGACTGGGTAATAAGAGATGAGGGGAGCAAGTGGGTTATCCAACCCCGCGAAAATGTGAGATCATTTTTAGTAGCGGAAGGATTTGATAAACCTGACCCACTTCTAGGACAAGCCGTTTACAAACCATGGGAGATAGTTAACTTGCCATTTCAACCAGAATACCCGGGAGGCCGTCGATGGAATCGAGACGGCATTCAATTTGCATTCACACCTCTGGAAATCAGAGACGGAACTATTCCAGTGCATAAGCATTGGGATATTATTATGAATCATTGTGGTAAAGATTTGGATGAATACATCCCAGGTCTACCTTGGTCTAAGAGCTGGAGCCTTCGGACCGGAGGAGATTATCTCAAGGCGTGGGTGGCTTGTATGATAAGGTATCCAGAATGCAAGCTACCATATCTGTTCATGTATGGCGTGCAGAATTCAGGTAAGTCAACATTTCATGAAGCCCTTGCCGAATTGTTTGTGGGGAAGAAAGGAGTGGCCCGGGCTGATAGGGCGATGACATCGCCGAACGGCTACAATGGAGAATTGAGAGGAGCCATCTTGGCTGTGGTGGATGAAATCGATGTAGCCAATTCTGGATTGGACGCATACAATCGATTGAAAGATTGGACAACCGGAACTAGTCTGGCAATTCATGCGAAGCACAAGACTGTAATCATGGTGCCTAATACCTTACACTTCGTGCAGATGGGTAACTCGCGTGATAATTTACCCGTGTTCCACGGGGACACGCGAATCACCGCCATGTGCGTAGAGGCTCCAGATGAAGATATTCCGAAGGAGTTGCTATTTGAGAAGTTGCGCGAAGAGGCGCCGGCCTTTCTACGAACCCTCTTGGACATGGAAATCCCTGAGCCAATTGGTAGACTTCGGTTGCCAATAATCGAAACGCGTGGTAAGAAGGCCTTAATGGAATCGAACAAAGATCTCTTTGAGACATTTCTTGAAGAGAACTGTTTTGTTATTCCAGGATCAAGGATCAAGTTCGCGGACTTCAAGAAGATGTTCTATTCAGACATGGACGATGTGAACAAGAGCATCTTTACTGAAACAGCTATTCGGAAGCGACTGAGTGAAAAGGGATTTCCAGTTGGCCGCTCCGGTGGCAATGTTACATGCGTGGGTAACTTATCATTTGATGATAGAACTCAGCCAACAGAACCTTACGTGCAAAGTGGTAAGAGAATTATGAAAGAGGTAGAACTGTGAGTGACGACACAAAACACACGAATCCAAAAGACAGCATCGGTGCAACCAAGGTTCCATATGACTTGATCCCGGAGGGGGCATTGGCAGAAATGGCAATGGCCTTTCTGGAAGGTGCCTCAAAGTACGGAAAGTACAACTGGCGAGCGATGGGCGTCCGGTCATCTATTTACTACTCAGCCATGCGACGACATATGGCAAAGTGGCTCAATGGTGAAGAGGCTGATGAAATGACCCACGTTCATCATTTGGGTTCGGTCATGGCTTGCTGTGCAATCATCCTTGATGCACAACTTTGTGATAAACTCAACGATGACCGGCCGCCAAAAGCACCTGTTAGTAAGAAGATCGATTCCCTGAAAGGGGAAGTGGCACACCTGAAAGAACTGTTCAAGGATCACGATCCTTATCAGTACACCATTGCTAACACTGAGGAGTCATATGATGGCAGCACAAAGTAATTTGTTTGGTCATGTATTAACTGCACTTGACATTGAGACTACTGGCCTCGTACCTGGGTGGCATGAGATAATCCAGATAGCTGCGGTGCCATTGGATGCCCAGTTAACGCCATCAAAGAAGTACCGTCACTTCTATCTGGACGGTATCGCTCCATATCACCCTGAGAGACAGGGACAAGATGCTAAGGCAAAGACTCGCTTGAATGCAAAGAAAATGGCTGATGAGTGTATTTCACAAGAGCGGGCTGCGGAGCTGATGGATGAGTGGTTTGTATCACTGAACTTACCCAGCGGGAAGCGTCTTGTTCCCCTATCCCATAACTTTGGGTTTGAGCGAACAATGATGTTGCACTGGCTTGGATCAGATGCCTTCCATACCATGTGGGATGGACGATTCCGTGACACGCAGGTAGCGGCGGCATTTATGAATGACATGTATTGGTGGAAAGGGATGTCTAATCCCTTTTCCTCAATATCATTGGGCGCCGTCACCAAGAGGCTCGGAATACAACTCGACCACGCTCACAACGCTTTGTCGGATGCTCTTGCCACTGCTAAGGTCTACAAGACGATCCTCTCTTTGTTTGGCTAATGCATTCTGTCGAGCTATTCTTTGACGCCGCCGCTGCGCCTGGAGACTTGTTTCTGGGCGCGGGGCCCTCTTTGGCCTTTTCACATCCTTCTCTTTTCTACACTTACGACATCGTTTTCTTGCCATGCTATCTTTTCCTTTGAATAAAGGGGAGGAGTGAGATGCTATTGGTTCCCAAGCACGTCACTCCTGTTCCCCTGGGTAGATTTGTACTTCGATACCTGATACATGATAGTTGTGAGTCGTAGAGAACGCAGCCAGTCCCGCACGGCTAACGTAAACCCCGAATTGTCTAAGTTGCTTACGGGCTTTCTCGGTAATCTCTTTTTCAATCTCACCACACATTTCTTCAAGAATATAGGCGTGGGTATGGTGAGAAATAACAGAAGCGATAACAGCCTGTGTAATATCTTGAGCCGTGTTCGCTGGATCAATGTTCTGTTTCCCCCAGGCCTGAATCACATCGTTCACATGATACACCACCACACCTCCTGCTAGAACTTCCTTGCCGTCTTTCGTTTCCAGAGGTTGTGTGGGAGTGTTAAACGAATCGCGTGCAACGTTGTTAATTTGGATATCAGTTATCAGAGGCCAGTAGAATCTAATCCCCGGCTTCATTTCTTTTGGCTCTTTCCACAATGACCACTTTACCCCACCTTCCGTGGCTCGTACAATTACTCTCCGAGGCACAAACTGCAACATTGCCTCAAATATCTGGCCAAGCCATGAGAAAGCCGCTTCCATTACCAAAGCTCCTTGGGGCAATGTTCAGTTGCCATCTTAATCTTGTTGAAGACAGCAACAGATCCTACTGATACCCGACATCCACACCCTTTGCAGCGTTTCTTTTTTGGGTCATACCATGAACAAGGCTTGCATTTTGTTTCATGGATTTTCGCAACTTCTGCATCAGACCGCACCGGGTAACCGGCTTTCTTCCAGCGCACTAAAGCATCTTTATACAACCATAGTTGCATGGAGACAGCGGGGTACTCTGGCGAACTAGGGGGTGTCGAGAGATCCAAACCCTCGATTGGCATTTCTTCAAGAGGAGTGCCATGAACGATCTCCTTAATTTCGTCAGCGGCATTCTTATTTGGTATCGGAGATGGCGCAGGCGCCTTCGGCTGTTGGCAAGGCGGACCCTGTTTCCTGAACTTGCGAACTGGACAATGGTCACAGATATCTTTTGTAACTTCTTGCCCTTTTACCTTGGAGTCTTTACTGATGCACCGGAAAATGGTGCCTTTATTCTTTACCACCTTCTGCCGTCGCGTGCAAGGTAGCATAATCTTTCCTTTCAGTTAGACATAAGGATTTTCAGTAACGGTGCCATATAAAGGATCATCTGGTTCATCTCCATTTGTTCCAGTCGGTTCGCCTTTTTGTTGAAGTGTATCTTTACCTTCATTAGAATCACCTCCACTAGCAGCATCATTAACAGATGGACATTGTCCAAAGGTGTCCTCACCATGAGTTCCATCAGACGCGCTAGCCTGAAGTACTCCTACTTGTTCACATTCCCACCAACCATCAGGACTTCCATAAGCAGACATGAAATAATTAGCAGCGGCACGGGCTCCATTAGCAGAACCAAATGTATGGCATACTGTCCAAATTGGACCATAGCATGATGGACATCCCCCTACACATCGACAAGGGCCTCCGCATGGACCACCATGCTTAGCCCCGCCTGAAGGCCCTGCTTGACCTTGGGATTCTGACTTATGCCAATTCACTTTCACTCTGTAGTTACAGCCATTTCCTACGCCACAACCATCAAGTGTTTGTTTCTTGCTACCAGAACCACCAGCGTTCCCACCTCCTGTCATGGCGTTCTCATTAGATTGTCTCGCAGCACTCTGAGCAATCTCTTTTGCTACAATCACCGGGGGTTTCTCATTGAAGTTCAAATAATCACTGATATCACAGGTTACACTCGGGGCTGTGTCATCAAGATCACTTGGATGTAAATCACCTGAACTAATGATCAATTGATCATCATCGTGGGCACCACCAAGAAGCAAATGACCTTCGGGTGGATAAACCTCAAAGTTATACCCCCCTCCACCATGTGTATCACCTGGAAGTGGCCATATCTGGTATCGACTTTGTTGTGATGGCCATGCCCAGTAATAGGGAGTTGTTTCGCCAGCCCTTAAAGGCGTCCAGCATACAAGGCTTACTTTGTTATCGTCTGGGTTAACATTGACTGATTCAATAACACACTTCACTGGAGTAGCACTGAATGATGGTATATCTACAGTGATTGCATCCAACACATCCAGGTCCAGATGTTTGATTGGAAGATCAAATGAAATCTTCTTCCATGAATTGGCTTTTCGGATCAACCAAAAGGTGCCTGTCTTCAACACAAGATCATAAATATTCAAACATTGATATGTCCAATCCTCTTTAACCGTTCCATACTTGTCCACGTTATATTTCAAAATCAACTTTTGCTCAACATCATAGTCATCTCGAACTGAAGCACCTGCCTTTTGCCATTTGATATTGTGAGTGGTATACACATCTTCAGTTTGACTAATGGATTCTTTGAAGGAGCCAAATAGGATGTCACTTGTATCAATGGTGCGCACACTAGTTGGTTCCAACGCCAAATACTTGATGTACATCACATCATTTCGAACATAAACCGCACACCGAGATTGGTAAGCAATATCGTTGATCAGATCGTATACATCTGGACGATCTGTGGTATAGAAATTCGTTGGATAATTTGTCAGATAATTAGATACTGATGCGAAGCTGGTTGGATCAATAGTCAGATCAGTGTATTTGTTCACCAACCATTCAATGATATCGCATGGGTTACCCCCAACCGTTGAAGTGAATGACACATAAAGTTGGTCTTCCCATCCTTCGGACTCGTGAGTTGTGGAATCCACATACTTCGATAATTCTCGATCCAGACCAATCTCTACCACATTGTAACCTTGATAGTCTGTCTCATAAACTGTATACCGGTCAGTTGGGACTTCAGTCAGATATCGGAAACCATTAGGGGCATTTCGAAATGCAGCCACATTATTCACTACCCCAGGAATAAGAGACACGATGTAGAGCACTTCGGACTCGGCTTCCATATACACTTCACTGCCAGCCGGGGCCCAGAAGAAATCAGAGGCTTCCATCTTATCATAATATTCCCAAGATGTTTTTGGTCCTCCAACCAATGCAGGTGTAGAAACCAAGGCTTCATCGCATGATTGAAAGGCTTGTTCATTTGTTTGATTAGGAGTAAATGCTGTTCCTTCTGCATTAGGAATCCATGTAGCTGATGAAGCATTAGCACCTCCTGGAACACCCGTGTCATGGGCAAACCAATATCCACCGCTAGAAGTGCACCCAGTTCCACCAATCTGTGGTTTCCCGAGAACTGTCCCATATCCGAGAGACGGTACATCGCGACATGCAACATGATTAAACGTATCAAATTCAGGATGTTTTTGCCAGATTACACTGAACACGTTACCACTGAAAGTACCATGAAAAGTGGCTGCATCTACAAAGATTGTAACTTCTTCTCCTTGAGGGAAGCTGACTCCATTGTAAACAGTGAATGATTTCCGCTCATACGCCAACTGTTGATCCAAAAGATCCTTTAATTTACAGATTTCTCCAAATCTTCGATTCACACATTCTAAATCAGGCCCAATGGTTTTCTGAGTAGCCGATGTCCACGTATTATTCGCCCCTTGTTGCAAAATGGATTGATTACCAGTGGACTGACTTGGGCATTGGATTTTGATTGCTTGACAAATACGGGGTTCCAACGTGAAGTCATGAATTCCAACCCCGGTTTCTAAATAACCTCGCCGTGGCGCTCGTACTTTGACGGCAGGGATGTGGCAAACATCCCCAAATACGAGCGGCCACGGCTTCCCCAGCGCCTCCTCTGGGATGTTCGGGAAATCCCCCTCTTCCATTGAAAAACCAATTTGCTTTTCTTTTAATTTGGAAAGAACATTGAGAGATACTGAGCGATTGGCTTCATCCCATTCGATAGGGGTAACGATTTCGCCTTTGAAGACAAGAATCTTATCGGAGAGAGGGAGACCTTTGTGTAAAAGATAAACACTGACAGGTCTCTTGTGAATATCCATTGAATTATAGATGGTTCGAATATGACCATCAATATCATCTAGCACCAGATTTAATTCTTGAGAATCACTGGAGCCACTGAGCATCATCGAACCATCGAAGCCGCCCAGTTCAAGGATTAAGGGCATTGCCCCAGTTAACTCTTGATCGGAATAATAGATTCCACCGCCCTCTGACCACTCAATGTGGACAAGAGCCATTAACTCTGTTCCCTGGAGAGTATCAAGTAGGTTCTGCGCTGAAGACGTTACTGTACGCATCACTTTTCCTCAAATTCTAATCGGATATTCATCATCTCATCTCCAGGCCAATCGAAAGCCGAACCCTGAGTCGTGAATTCAAAGGGATTGTTTATCAAATAGCCTACCCAGATATCACCGTCATGATCTGTAATCCTGATCGCTTTACCGAAATATGCTTCAATGAAAGATCTCAGTTCAAGAGCCTTATTGCGAGCCAGTTTGAAATCCCACTGAAATTTCTTTTTACTCCCTTTAGTCTTGACATAGGTATACAGCGTGCCATCAATCGAGCGCATGGAAGTGACGACCCCTTTGATAGCTTTTGAGTCACCCCAGATTGGGCTGGGGAGCAAGGTGGTGCTCACGAGAGCTGGGTATGGGGCTTGAAGAAGAAAACTCATACTTTCACGACTCCTACGCTTTGCGAGAATGTAACCGTCTGTCCGTCCTCACTGCTACCGGGAATCACTGTGTCTACTGGCTCGGCCTCGATTTCCAAGTTAATCGTCCACCGGCCACGGCCATCCTGAGTAGCCGCTTCGCTGGGGTTCATCACGGTTCCAGCCCAAAGATTACCTTTCCAATCAGTAAATCCGATCTGCTGGCCCAAGGTAGCGTCCAGGAAAGTATGGAGTTCATCCACTTTGGTCTCAGTAACCCCGGTGATTGTTATGGCCATGGTTCGAACTTTTGGCCAGATGGGGTCCGCATAAACCCGGATTCTACCACCACGAGTCTCCCCTTGGACTCGGTTGTATGCATTTCGGTCCCGGTCATCCATCTCAGGAGCCCTCAGAATCACTTCTAACGATCGCGGGCCCAGTGTGGGCTGATACAGGCTGAACCGGTCTAGGAGCTGTCCCTGTCCAGCCAGCAAATTATCAGGGGGTGTTGCGCCCTCTCCTTGGAATGGATGGTACTGTTTACGGTAGCAGGGAGTATCCTCGAAAAAAGTCAAGGTCTGGATGAGGCCAGAATCTTGGTCTACCGATCGGATGAATATCCCCTGAACATTATTAGTATGAACAAAGGAAATATCCTGTTTGATAACATAACCTTTGGCACCAGAGGCTGACTGGGTAAATGTAATCAGGTCATCAAACCGCCCAATAGGACTATCCTGGACAAAGGATATTGTCTGATTGACAATGAGAGGTATGGGAATACGGACAATATGCTCGATTCCCAGATCTTGTGCTACCCATCTGCGGTGGGGCGTGGAAGTGTGCTGATGTATCCCCAGGAAATGACTAACGGATGCTCTATATGGAGCGTGAATACTTACTGTCTGAGTAAGCCCAAGATTTTGGTCAACAGAAAGGGCTTGGGAAAGAAGTACAACTTGGGAGAAACCGATGACTTGTTCTACCGGATTTCGATCGTCGACATAATTGAACCCCAGTACCGTATCACTCAAGCCAAGATTTTGACTAACTACGGCATCACGAGTTTGTCCGGCTCTTTGAGCAAAGCTAATACTCTGATTTACTGTTAGATTTCGAGTGAGATTAACTACACTAGAAAATGCAATTGTATCAGCAACTGGATAAATATCAAGTTGACCTGCCACTGATTGAGTCAGTGCGAGGTATTGATTTACCGTTTCAAATTTATCAGTTGATAATCCAGCCGGGATGCCCAGTGCCATTGTACTGGCGAGGATTGAATTGACTGTTCCCAGTTGTGACTGCGTAGCCATAATATCCTCTTTATGTTAGCAACCACGCATTGAGGTTGCAAATTTCGCCATCGGTCTGGTGATTTGAATAATAGAAACCTATCCGATCTGGACCATTCACGTTTAGAAATGCGGTCTTAGCCTGTGCTGTTCCTAATTCAAGCCAGTTGACACCATCCATGCTAATAAACGGTTGGATGTTTGTGGCATCATTTACCCACCGCATCCAAACCGGCCGGGACAATCCCCAATCATAAGAGCCAATTGTTGACGCATAACTTGTTGGGCTATTCCATTCCCACCAGTTTATTCCTGAGTTTACTCGCAGGCCGATGGTTTCCCATTTGGTGCTCCCGGAATCGCCTAGTATTAAGCCACCGTGAGAACCAGCAGTGTCACCCTCAGCTTGAGGGCCAAGATCAATCAGACCTGTCAAAGTCCAAGGCTCGGAAGGCGCAGACATGTAGGCTATGTGCAGAGAATGGGTGGCTGAATTCTGGGTAAGCATTGAAATGCCACCCCAGTCATTTTGAACAAGGCTAGAAGTGCCTTGGTTGCTCCAAGAGAAGTTTACTGTATTGACGGATAGGTTGGTTGGATATGTGGGACACAATAAGCCAGCATCACGTACTATTGCGTCCATGCCCGTCTTGGTGGCAATTACTTGTACTTCTAATCCACTAGTATGTGAAGCACCGCTAGTCCCGTCCTCACCACGAACAACAGTCAACGTATTCGCTGTGCGGTGAGTTACCAACATGATCTCGTTTTCAACGGTGATGTTGAAATCACCGTAAGCTGGAAGCGATGTGGCGTCGGTCAACACTATCGAGGTGGCCGTAGAGTTGACAGTAGTCGCAAGTTCCAAAGTCTGAGCATTTACGAATCGTGTTCGTCTCATTCCACTATCCACGCTTGAATGTGATAAGGCTGCAAGTTAGTGCCACTATCGCTGTTGGCCAGAAAGCCAATCTCGTCAGGCCCAGCGCTGGTCATGTAAGTTGCGCGTGCATAACTCGCCACGTCCAGCCAATTGATTCCGTCCGCAGAAATGCGGAAAGTCAGGTCGGTGGCGTCGTCTTCAATTTGCAACCAAGCCCGGTCACTGGAGAAGTCAAGGGTGGCCTGCTCTGAATTAAAGCTGGTTGGGCTGGAATACCTACGAACTCGTACCAAACCACCAATGCGAATCTCAATGACTCCCAGCTTGCCTGTGTCCGACTCGCGAACTAGCAGAGACATATAGGAACTGCTGCTGCCGCCGCCATTGTTGTAGCCCGGGCCGAAGAGGAAGTGAGCAGTCAGTTTCCAGGCCCCAGAGGGCGCTGATCGTTTTAGAATTCGCATATTATCACCAGCCAATGTGTTGGTTGTCATGGTGATTCCGCCCCAGGTGTCGTCTGACACGGTGGCGGTTCCTTGGTTGACCCAGGTAAAGTCCGATGAAGTTAGAGTATTCCCACTCTCATCCAAGATTCGGAATGGGTAGCGGTCACTGTACCCAGCAGTTGCGTCGTCCATGTATTGGTCAATTGCCCCTGCTGTAAGCACCGCTTCGATGGAAGCAGTGTCAGCGTGGGTGGCGGCGGTTGTTCCGTCAACTCCGCGCTCAACAGTGAGAGTGTTGGCTGTCACATCAGTGACTAGAACAACTTCGCTGTCCACCAATAGGCGGAAGTCCCCACTGGTTGGAAATACTGAAGCATCATCCACAACAAAACTTGTTGTGGTAGAGTTCACCGTGCCATTCATTGTGGCACTGGCATCATTCACAAATTGTTCTCGTCTTACCATATCGTTCTCCTAAGAGCACCCGGAGGGAATTGAACCCCCAACAACCTGATTACAAATCAGGTGCTCTGCCTATTGAGCTACGAGTGCGGGCAAGGGCGGCGAGCCGCCCCGCCGCCCCGTTAAGATCAGCCACTCACTGTATACGTGACTTTCAGTGTGTCACCGTTGGCCGTCGCCACAACGCTGGAAAACGCAGCAGTAGACCAAAGAATGCCAGTGTTGCCTGTGCTCTTCACATTGTTATTGGACAAGAAGATTCCATAGACATTACCAGTGGCATTAACACTGAAGTTTGACGTAGTGGAGTTGGTCTTTGAACGACTTGCTGCCGCATCATCGACCCACTCGACTCGATTAGCCTCAGTGTAGCTTACGAATTCACTCCAACCACTGTGACTGGAAAGTGTGTCTCCGGCGTCCAAGGCCGAGAAACCAGAATTGTCAATAAGGCCGATGTACCAAGTTCCCGATTGAGAACCGCTGCCAAATTCTACATCCAAGATATCATTGATTCCTACATCAACGATTCCATTAGGAAAATCGTACGTGCCTTTGAGATTGCCGTCCTTGTCAAGGTGCTCGACATGGAATCGGCCTTTGGGTTGAAACGCTTGGGCTTTCATTGATATCTCCAAAAGAGTTAACGAAGTTTTATGGTGCCGCGTTGGATCTCACGTCGCAACGCTCTGCCGATCTCGCGCACCGTTTGCTGCGAGCTATCGCCACCGTTCACCGAGACATTGATGTCACCTACGTTGGTGACTGGACCACCCTGCTCTCGGTAAACAGGCTGGCTACCTTGATTCATTGCATTCAATTGCGAGAAGAAATTCTGTGAACTTCGGGAGTTAATTACCATCTCTCCCGGAGACAGCATGGCATTGATAACATCCGTTCCCCTGCCCCCTTGTGCAAAGAAGCGACCGAACTTAGCAGTCTTTGTAGCCTTTCCACCTCCACCGCCTCCAGTTCTTGCAACGGCATTAGCGGCTTCAAGAGCAGTGTCCCTGATTTGAGTTACCACTTGTAAAACATTCCCAAGAGGGCCTTGAGCATTACCAGCACTCACGGCAAACTGATTCATTGCATTTACAGTGGAAAATGAATTCTGCGCAATTTTATGAGAAGTGTCAGCGTTGGATTGCAGTTTAGGTTTTACATTTTGCGCTGCTACACCTTGACCTTCTATGGCTTTCTTGCCAGCCTTGGCCGAGTCTTCCAAATCTTTTGTAATTGACTCAGGGAGAACTTGTCTCAACACGTCTTTTTGAATAGGTGTAGCTAAATCTTTCCTCAACTTTATTAGTTCATCTACTGCCGATCTTTCCTTTTCCAAGGCATTTGCTCGTGCATCGATGGCTTTTTTACCTGCTACTGTTATTTTTCCTGTTTTTTCATATTCACTTGATATTTGCCTTACAATATCTAGTTCACCTTGTTCTACATGAACATGTTTTAATAGTCTCTTATGAATGCCATCCAATCTATTTTGTATTTTAACATACTCAGGGGTGATTCCCCTAACTTCATTAGCGACATTCACAAATCTTTCTCTTTCGTTTTTACCCCTTGTCTTTCCTTGAAGAGCATTCGTATATCTCCTATACAAAACTGAGAACATGTCGCCAAAAGTCCTTGTACTCTTTTTTGATAGATTGGTGGTCGTTACGATTTGGGTGTCGATTTTATCATACTCTTTTGCAAATCCTGATAACGACTTTTCTATGTGCTTAATCTTTTGTTCAGTATCACTGGTTACTATACTAATCTGCTCGGCCTTTGCAGTAACTGCTGCCTTCAAATCAAAGACATCCTTTTCTTGGGCATTAGGAATTTTCAAAACAGCGGCTTGTTCTCTCAATTGTTTTTCATGAAGTTTAACTCGTATATCAAATGTTTTTGATAGAAGCTGAGTCTGAACACTTTTCAGATCAAGTTGCAATTTCGTCAAATTTTTACTCAATCCATCTTGGATTGATTTATTCAACTCATCTATTCCAGACGGATCCACACCGAGAGATTTTAGAAAATCTCTTGCTCTATCCGGAATCTTGTATACAGCAAGCTGCTTCTTCAATTCATCAATGGTTTTCCTGGATGACTCGACAGCAGCCCGGGCGGCAGGGCCTCTCTTCAAAGCATTCTCAGATTGGATCTTCAATTGATCCTGGATCTGCTTAGTTAACTCTTTGACTTGTTTCGAGTCTCTTTCTAAAGTCTTAGAGGCTTCTTTAGCCAGATATGCTTTCTTCTCGGCCTGAGCTATGAAGATCTGTTGGACTCGCTTTGCTACTTCATCGTTTTTCCTTTGTCGCGCTTGCCATATATTAGCCTCTTGATATCGCTTATCTTCAGTTGCTTTAATCTCTTGAGCGTTGGCTAACGAAATCGCTTGGTTATGAAGTTTAACAGCCGCTTCACGATCCTCTTTTGTCAAATTTCCTTTATAAGTAAGAGCAGTTAACTTGTTCTGTAATTTATTGAACTCATTAGCTAAAATAGTTCGTCGTTCATACTCAGATTTAGCATTGCGAAGCCTTCTGTCAAAATCCCTTTTCTCGGCACTTGCATTGATCTTACCAATATCATCACGAGCTTTCTTAGCTTGCTTTGGTAAATCGTCAATAACTTTTTTCAAATCGCTAATTATAGTCTTGTAATTATCAGCGATCTCACCTACTGTATCGGAAGCAATGTTAACCATCCTATCAGCCGATGCTTGCATGGCATCAGTGATACGAAAGAACTCTTTTTTCAAAGGTAACAAAGCTTGTAGTGCATCAGATGCTGCTTTTTTGTATTCTTTACTCAGCACTTTGGCAGGTTTGATTATCAGCTCGGGAAGATTTGCCCAGTAATCAGAAAGACCTTGTAATTGCTGTTGCTGATTAGCAAGTGGATCCACCATCCGCTAATTGCTTTTACACCTTTATCAGCAACAATTGCAATGTATTTTGCCCAGTCTACCAGTACAGATAGGGCGCCAGACATTGCGCGACCGGTTTCAATGATTGCGTTTTTAAATTCAATCCACGATTGTATTAACTTCTGGGCATCAGTCTTTTGGAACTCTGCCCACGCATCGTTTGTTGCTCCAGTGGCTTTTTCCATTTCCTTCATTGTTTGAATCATTAGTTCGCCATTGTCATTCAATAATGACATTTGGCCAACAATAGCACGAACACGTCGGAAATACTTAGCCATCTCGGCATTGCTTCCGCCAACTTCCCTTGACATTTTACGGAGCATGTTATAAAGACCACCGAAGGTCTTGATAGCATCTGGACCATCCTTGACGCCCCAACTCCGGAACAATTTCTTCATGGACTCAGTTGGCTTAATGATCTTCTGCATTACAGCACGAAGCTGTGTGACAGCCGTGTCGGCTTTAACACCTTGACGGGTCATAACCGCGATGGCGGCAGCAGTTTCTTTAAAGCTTACACCCATCTGAGATGTAAGAGGAAGAACACGACCAAGAATGTTTCCAACTTCATTCAATCGTAAACGACCGAATTCAACCATCTTGAACAACACATCCGATGCTTCAGCGGCTCCACCAGCGCGTTCCTTATAAGTGTTCAAAACAGATGATAATGCATTGATAGCATCACCAGAAGATGCTGCTGTCACCTTAGCCAACTTCAAAGAAGATGCTAAGAAATCAGTGGCCTTAGACGCTTTTACCACTTGGTTAGACAATGTCTGATACAATCCCTCAGCCACGTCAGTAGCAGCAATACCAAAAGCACTTGATAATCGCATAACACTGGCGGTTATTTGGTCATTATTCTTTTCCATTTTACCACCAATGGTTTGAATTTCGGCTACTTTCAAACCAAATTTAGTGGCCTCAACAATGGCCTCACGGAACACCGACGATAATACTCGAAAGCCAGCCGTGATAGGATTGATACCAGTGAAGGATTGCAAGAAACGTCGGATCTTTCCACTAGATTTTCCGGCACTCCTGTCCAGCTCATTAAACTTTTTGGTTATCTTACTAAGACCAGTGGCCTTCATAAGATTATTCATCTTTTCAAGATGAGTATTGACAATAATCAACTTCTTCGAGAGTGCTTCTAGATTATCAATGGCGTTCTTTGCATCGAAGCCCAGTTTTTGTTTAATTTCCTGCATATTACCGGATCCTCTTTACTTCCAACCATTGAAATGGGTTTGGTAACTTCTGACGTTCTGCATATCTTTTCCAAGTTCTCAGAACTCGGTTCTCGAAATTGTAAGGAGTGAATCTCACGCCACGAGACCAAGGCCGTGGATAAGGTCCAGGATTTGGAGCATTACTCTCGTTATACAATAGGTGAGGAAGTTTAGTAGCAAACTGAAAACCAACATACATAATGTTTTTGTTGGCATATACTTCCGTACCACTGTCAAACTTCATTCCAAACGCGTGCCCTCGTGTGAAAGGGCAAGTTAATACCCTCGGACCAGATGGAATATACCAGTTCAGTTTAGCGGCAAGTCGCGCGAACGATGCCCGAGAAGCCCCTGACCAGATAGGGATAGGAGTGCCGAATACTGCATCTGTAAGCCAGACCCGGCCGGCCTTTTGGTTTATTTTGATCATTTCATGGAACAAAAATGTTCGAATTTTAGGCATGTCCAGAGTCATGCTGTATAATGTTCCATACCATCCAGTTCGTGCCATTATTTAATGCCAATGTTTATGGGTGGATTTTCATCATGCCCGGCCACTTGGTTGTATGATATAAGATCGGCCTGAGCGATGACATCCATGTCATCCCAATCCGATTTTACTCCGGGCGGACGAACACCGAAACGTTCGCAAGCCGACCAAATAGCATACTTAGCCGTACGATAAGATGGCCAAAGGATCTTCCGGGCTACTGATCCTGACCAAGTACAAAAGAATCACGAGCTTCCTTTAACTTCTCTTCATCAAGAGAATTTGCGCATTGAACAGCAGCTTGAATCCGCCCTACTTCAATTTCGGACAGACCGGCTTCCAAAAGTTCGGTCTTCCAATACTTCCATGTGTCAGGCTTGGACAGATCAACCTTTTCCCACTAGATTTCACTCGGGATCAGCGACTTAATGCACATGTAATTCCATCGCTTCTCATTGCGAACTTCGAGAGCCTTCAAGTAATCCGGATCTTCAGTGTCGGCTTTCTTGCCATTTTTGGTCCGTACACTAGGAGCAATTGGCATCGGAACCATTGCTTCGAATTCATCATTATATGCCACTGCTTCGGCTTTGATGATAATATCATCATCAACTCGCGGAAGAACAAGAATTTCCATACACTTCGTAACTGGCTTTCCACCAATCTTCATTTCATTATTCCTTATAAGGCGTTAGGAAAGAGGGCCTGCGCAGGGGGACAAAATATGTCCCCCTGTGCAGACAAAGATTAGCATTCCGTGTTATCGGAACGCGTAATTGTTGGCTCGGTCACATTGCATTGTCCAGATACTGCAATAGTGGCCGCATTCATATCGAAGTCTAGCGACTCCCAACGGAAATCGTTGAACACAACGTCTTCGTCCTGATCCGTCCCACACGGAACGCAGTGTAGAGCACGAATGTCAACCGCGTAAGGTTCACATTGGTCAGTAGCACTGGTTACCCACTCAACCGCATTACCAGTTTGCTTGATGGCGTCTACTGGCGTAAGGTCTTGACCGGATTGAGTTCGGATGTACTCGTACACGAATTCAAGATTCATCTTGACCGGTTGATCGTCATTGCGCTTCACCGTATCAAGCGTACCACGATCGGTAAGATACTCAAAATCCTGAGCTTCAGTCCAAGTAAGGTTACCTTTACCAATTTTGACTTCCACCCGCTGAGGAAGGAAGGTAACGGCATTGTTACTGTTCGCACTATTGTACGTTCCAGCACCAAGCGCAGGGGTAAAGGTGATGTTGTTTGTGTTGCCGCTGGCAGGACCACGAGAAGTCACAGTGTGAACCAAGTTGGTCGTTTCGCCAGCAACATAGAATCGAGCACCCACAGGGACAGAGGCAGTGTTGGTAGTGTTAAGAACAACCGTACCAATGTTGAACGTGGTGTCGTTCGCTGAGGCATTGTTGGTCATTACACCACTGCCACTCAGACCGTCCTGAATGTAGATGGTCACGTTTCGCATTTCGATGCGTGCCATTAGGTTATCTCCTATGGAGGTTTATGTTGTATAGTCCATTCCGTACAAAGCGTCACACACGGACTGATTGACTCGCGTATCCTTATCAAGTCGTCCGAAGTGCCATATCCGAACCGCTTCGTTAGAACCCTTCTTCACCTCGAGGCAGCCTATTAAACTGCCATCGTCATCAACACCACTTCCAAGTTTATAAACGGGCACTGGATCCAGCATGACATTAGCAAACTCTCCTGTCCACTGTATCAAGTCATAAGCTTCCGCGTCGCTTGCTGACATGAGCTTAGTGAACAAAAAGTTTATCACAACGTCAACTGTGAAATAACCATTGCTGATTTCCTTGGTCGTTGGGCCAGTGATTCTAAGTTCAACGTGGTCCGCCCGCATTATATCGTCGTCCATCTCATCGATGCCTTCAACATAGTACGGTAATGAAAGCCCGGATGCTGTGCTTTGAAAGTACACTGCAATTGACTGAAAGATCCACCGCGCGAGGTTCTTGTCCATTGCGTTTCCTCCGGTTAGGCAATCGTGGTCGAAGCCGATTGTGTTAATGAAAGAAGATACGCGTTGCCAGCGGCATAATGATCTTCGTTGACTTCCGCGCCTTCCACTACCTTGGCTTGAATCAGCCAAGCTGTTTTGTATTCGTATTCATCTACTTGAGTAATGTCAAATCGCTTTCCATCATAAACGATCCAATCCTGGGTAGTCACGATCCAGTCAGAATCAACATCAGATCGGTCTATAATGAATGTGCGTTTACCAGTTTCCAAAGCGCCACCGGTCACAACCTTCTTGTTTGATGAAATGAGGGAGATGCTTTGAACTACTTCTGGCTTTATCCGAGAAGGCAAGACAATCGCTCTCCCAATATAGACTGACGAACGAACAACACTCTTTACTCCCGTAGTATAATTCGTTGTCGCTGTACCCATTCGATAAACGGTAATTGGATTCCCAAACTCCTTTTTGAGCATACGGATATTACGCTGGATAAATTTGATCAATCGATAATTGGGTCTAGCCATCTTGTTTTACCTTGCAGGATGTCATCAATCTGTTCATGATGCGAAGTTGTTCTGTGTTGGTAGCAATCACTGACGATGACTCTTTTACAAGATGAGTTAGTGTCTCAGTATTGAACTCTTCCAATTTCTCCACTCTGTCAATCAAACCCTCTTCACGCTTCCAGTCACGCCAAATGAAGAACAGGACGATACCAATTAAAGGACCGAATGACTTAGCAAGTTCCATGAGTTCCATTTTACAATTCCATTATGGTACAAAAGGCGGAGGGTCTTCCAACGGGTTAATACCCAACAGTGTTTGCACATTATTGAAGCGAGTGATTAGGCGATCCCTATCTATACCTGCGTCTGTTCTTCGCAATTGTTCTCGAAGGTTCCTCTCTCGGTACAAGAGAGATATTGCATTAACCAATCTGCCAAGAGCGTCGGCTACAACTGGGCTTCGAGAAACCTGAGTCCAGATATTTTTTATTTGAACGATGTTTCTTGTTTTCTCAGGAGCAATTTCCTTTGTGTCATAGTTGTACCCTCGAAAAGTTACGGTAGCGGGTTGTGTACCGTCGCCATTATATCCAATTCGAAAGTCAGTTATGAACACATCAGGATAAGTCTTGGCCGCTCTTGAAGGGATATCTACCGGTGTGTTGGCGGGTATTCTATCGAGATTCATTATCCTAACACCTTTATTTGAACGATTTCAACTCGGGCACACCAGTTAGCATACCATCCTGCTGCTGTGTTTACTCTGATTTGCACGGCATTTGTAGTTGTGTCAATTGTCATGGATGTTTGCCAGCTTGAGTCATCCTCAGAAATTATTGTGAGTGCAGGAGTCCCAATAAAAGCTGCCGTAGCTGTACCATCCCTTCTAACTCCTGCTCTCCATTCATATGCAGCCATTTTAGAACCATTTGTCGCAAGACCGCAAACCAAAGCCTTTATTGCCCAAGCTGTGTTAGGAGGCACAAGAAGCTGCTTTGTCCCATGTGTAGCGCCACTTGAATCAAGAAACATCTCTGTCAAGTTACCTGAACCGTCATTCAGGACGAGGGTACAAACCATTGTTTGGACGTCTCCAGAGACTCCTATCCTTGATGAAGCCTGGGCTTGTGCACCGTAAATGTCAGCTACAGCATATCTACCATGCGCAAAGCTGAAATCAGCATTGGCTTCATTGGCATGTCCTGCCATTACACCAGCATAATTCCCAGTGACACTATTATTCCAACCACCGAGAATCGCAGAGTAACTTTTGTTGATCGTGTGAGATCCACCACCAAGTATTACTGAGTCATCCACATTAGCAGAGATGGCGTTGGTGTAACCTGCAATGATGGCACAGTTGCGACCGTCTACTGTGTTGGTGTCGCCCCCTATTACTACACTGCCACCTTGGTTAGTGGTATCAAGAGAATTGTTCCCAGTGTCCCACAGAACTAGACCGGTGGCTTCATTTGTCGTAAAGGTGCGTGTGCCGTCGGCTAGAACATATTGGGGGTGGTCATCAGCCGAGAGGTTGGTAAGTAATGAGTGATTTGTTGTGTCGCTATCGTTTGCATCCACGTAGCCTTTAGTGGCCAAGTGCTCGTTAATT